ATGACAAGAAAAACGGCAAACAGATTTTTGTCATTTGCGCTGGCTGTTCTAATGATACTGGCGCTGCTGCCCGTATCGGCGCTGGCGGCGGACTACGATAGGCACTGGGCCGCGGAGTACATAACCGAGGCAAACACGCGCGGCTGGATGATGGGCGATGGTCAGGGCAATTTCCGACCCAACGATTCCATCACGCGCGGCGAGTTTTCCGTGATGCTGTGGCGGGCGTTGGGCAGCCCCGCGCCGCAGGGCGGCAGCCCGTTCACGGACGTTGACGATGGCATCTGGTACGGCGATGCGGTTACCGCGCTGCATGAAATGGGCATCGTGTCCGGCTACGGCGGCGGCCTGTTCGGGCCGGGCGACACGCTGACCCGCGAGATGGCCTTTGTTATGCTGGCGCGGGCTTTCGGCCTTGCGCCAAACGGCCCCGGCGAGGCCGCCGAATACACGACATTCGATGATTACGCCGATGTTTCCTCATGGGCGACCGATGCAGCTTCCATACTTGTGCTGAAAGGCTATGTCGGCGGCGTGGGCGGCAATAAACTCGCCCCCAAGAAGCCGCTCACGCGGGGCGAGATGGCCAAGCTGCTGGTTACCGTGTACGATGGTGAAAATGTGCCGGATGAACCGGGCGAGCTCGATGATACCGCACCGGTCATTACGCTGACGCAAAGCCCCACAACAAGCACCTACAATAACGTGAAGGTAAGCGTGTCGGTACAGAGTGAAAACAACATCAGCTATATCGGCTGGCGTGCCTCCTCAAGCGGCGCGGAGTATACGGACAAGACCGGCTTTACGGATATAACGGATAAAAAGGAATTCTCCGTATCCTCAAACGGCTGGTACGCCGTGGGCATTGTGGACGGCGCGGGCAATTTCAGCTACACGCGGATGCAGATCACGAATATACAGACCTCCAGCGGCGGCGGGGGCGGTTCAAGCGGCGGTACAACGCCCACAGTATCTTCGGTAACGGTTTCCCCGGCCAGCGTCAGCATCGGCCAAGGCGGCACACAGCAATTCACCGCCGTGGTGAGCGGCACGAACAGCCCGGCGCAGACCGTAACATGGATGGTAGAAAACGGCACGGCCAGTTCTATCAGCGCAAATGGCCTGCTGACAGTTGCCGCAGCAGAAACGGCAGCAATGCTGACCGTGCGGGCAACCTCCACGGTGAACACGAGCAAATCCGGCACAGCCGCCGTCACCGTGACGGATGCGCCCCGTGCCCTATCCGTGAACATCATCACCGGGCAAAGCGCATATGGCGAGGTAAGCATTGAAGCGGGCAGCGCAACGGGCAATGATTCGGGCAGTAAGGTAACGGTAAAGGCCGAGCCTGCAAGCGGCTACGTTTTCGTAAAATGGGTCTTGTCGGATGACAGGAACGCCGCCGCTGTATATGCCGGCGAGGAATACACATTCACCATAAACGCGGACACCACGCTTTACGCTGTTTTCAACGGCGATGGCACAAACGCCCCCGTTGAGATAAGCACCATCGAGCAGTTGGAGGCAATAGCGGACAAGCTGGAGCTTCATTACAAGCTGGTGAACGACATCGACCTGCCCGAACCGCTGCCCGGCGAAAGCAACTGGACGCCGATTGGGAATAATTCACCAGCCGGTAATACCAGCCGCTTCACCGGCAGCCTTGACGGCGGCGGGCATACCGTCAGCGGCCTGACGGTTACGAAAGCAGTAATCAGCAATAACAATGGCTACGCCGGGCTGTTCGGGTATATCGGCAGCGGCGGCACGGTAAAAAACCTGAACCTGACGGACGTGAAGATTGATGTTGCGGTTGCAGATAATATAAGCCTCTACATGGGCGGCGTCGCGGGGTATAACTACGGCGGCAGAATCGAAAACTGCGCCGTGTCCGGCATCGTGACTGCCGTAACCGACAACAACGCCTACGCGGGCGGCATCGCGGGGTATAACTACGGCGGCAGAATCGCTGCTTGCCACGCCGCAGGCGATGTGTCCGCAACCGGCAACAACGCCGAGGCGGGTGGAGTCGCGGGGGATAACTACGGCAGCAACGCCATCATCGCTGACTGCTACGCCACGGGCGATGTGTCCGCAACCGGAAACAACGCCGAGGCGGGCGGCATCGCGGGGCATAACAGTGCAAGAATCGCTAACTGCTACGCCACGGGCGATGTGTCCGCCGAATCCGCAGGTATGCCCTGCGCGGGCGGCATCGCGGGGTATAATCTATCAGGCAACATCGCAAACTGCGCGGCGTTGGGCAATAGCGTGACCGCCACGGGCGGCGGCATGACCTGCTCCGGGCGCGTGGCGGGGTTTAGCATCGGGACGATAACCAACTGCTACGGGCTGGACACCATGGCGCTTACCGGCAGCGGCGGCGTGGACGGCGTGAGTTTGGCGCTGAGCTACTTTAAAACGGAAGGCTGGTGGAACGGCAGCGGCAGCGGCTTCTGGGAGGATGTGTGGGATACAACCGATGACGCGCCATGGCAATGGGGCGGCGATATCGGCATCGGCAGCTACACCCTGCCGGTGCTGTACTGGCAGCGCGCGGCGGATTACCCGGCATTGCCTTTCCACCTCAGTTTCGCGGGCGGCAGCGGCACGGTGACAAGCCCCTACCAGATTAACAACCCGTCCGGGCTGCAAGCCATGGCGGACGGGCTGGATAAGCACTACGAGCTCACCGCCAACATCACGCTGACCGGCAACCGGACGCCCATTGGGGATGGCAGCAAGCCATTCACCGGCAGCTTCAACGGGGGCGGGCATACCATAAAGAACCTCAACATAAACAACGCCGGCAGCGACGACCAGGGCCTGTTCGGGGTTACCGATGGCGCGGAGATAAAAGACCTGACGCTGGAAGACTGTGCAGTCACGGGTAAAGGCGTAGTCGGCGGGCTGGTGGGTTACGCGATTAACACCTCCATAACAGGCTGCGGCGTGAGCGGCAACGTGAGTGGCGATGGCGTCAACATCGGTGGGCTTGTGGGCTACGCGTACGCAACCAATAACGGCAACGTCACCATAGAAAATTGCCACGCCACAGGCAGCGTTGAGGGCAGCGGCTATGTCGGCGGGCTTGTGGGCTACGCGTACGCAATCTATGTCGGCAACCTCACCATACAAAACTGCTATGCCACCGGCAACGTTGAGGGCGGCCGCCGCGGCCCTCTCGGCGGGCTTGTGGGCGATGCGTACGCAACCAATAACGGCAACGTCACCATACAAAACTGTTATGCCACCGGCAGCATTGAGGGCAGCGGCCATGCCGGCGGACTTGTGGGCTACGCGTCCACAATCGATGGCAACGTCACCATACAAAACTGTTATGCCACCGGCAGCATCGAGGGCGGCAACTATGTCGGCGGACTTGTGGGCTACGCGTCCACAATCGGCAGCAACGTCACCGTCACCATACAAAACTGTTATGCCACCGGCAGCGTTGAGGGCGGCAACTATGTCGGCGGGCTTGTGGGCTACGCGTACGCAGTCAGCAACGGCAACGTCACCGTACAAAGCTGCGCGGCGCTGAACCCCTCGGTAAGCGGAACCTCCGATGTTGCGCGCGTACTGGGGGGTATATATGCCCACAGCAACGGTATCGTCACGCTCGCAGACAACTACGCCAATAACGCGATGACGGTGAATGGTAGTATGGTCACTAGCGGCGACAATGATACTGCCAGCGGCATAAACGGCGCGGGCATTGCGATTGGCGATGTGAAAGTACAAACCTGGTGGAGCGGCGCGTCTCCTAACGGCCCCGGCTTCCAGTTCGGCACAACCGATACCGCGCCGTGGAAATGGGACAGCACTCAAAGTATGCCCATACTGTACTGGCAAACCGGCGGCTATCCGGGCGTTGTGCCCACCGGCTTCGGCCTGCTTATACAACTGCCACAAACCGCCACTCTTACCCTCGCCGCCACCGAGGGCGGCACAGCAGTACACGATGGCAAATTCGGCGATACTTTCCTTGTGGACGATACGGTAACAATCGCCGCCACGCCGGACGCGGGCTATGTGTTCGCAGAATGGCGGGACGAAAACGGCGAGGCCGTGAGCACGGACGCGGAGTACAGCTTCGAGATAACCGGGGATATGACGCTGACCGCCGTGTTCACTCTCGTGGAAGAACCGCAGGAGCAGCAGGATGGTGAAACAGGCGGCGGCGGGGGTGATCCCCCCGCCGCGTTGGAACCCGAACCCCCCATCCTGCCGCAGGACGAGGATGATATCAACGGCGGGGATGACGGGCCGGAGGTGATAGAAGAATAGACAGGATTTATGAATTTCCCGAAACGGCGGAATAAAAGTTCTATGAGGCTATGGAATTAGGACATAAAATAATGTAATAAAAATAGTCTGTCGGATCAATTCGGCAGACTATTTGCGTATAACAGATAAGGTTATTCTCACAATGCGGAAGTTAGCGTAAGTTTTGTTAACCGCCCTACAATATAAATAATCGGTTGCTGTCTATCCGTTATTGTAGATTTGGTGACCATCCTGGGAGATGGTCTTTTAAAGCAACGCCATCTCAGCATGCTTTTCATTTGACAGCATCCAGTCGATGGCGGTAGTACTACAAACACCTTTGCCGGGCTTTCGCTTTATCTTGCCACTATAGTCTAACTCAACACTTTTTGACCCTTCAATTATAATAGAACCAAAACAATTGGAGGGATTAGCCATGTATAGGAAATACAACGAAGAAGAAAAGAAAAACATTATTGGCCAGTACATAAGCGGACAGGCTGTCACATCTTTATGCGCTCAGTATAGGGTTCCCCGTAGCACTTTATATTTTTGGATTAAGCAATACCAAAAAGTAAAGTCATCCAATCAGAGCACTGTTACTTATGCGGATTACCATAATCTGAAAAGAAAACACGATAAACTGGAAGAAAAACTGAGGGTCATCAAAGCGGCCGGATGTAACCCGACAGCTCCATTGCAGGAAAAATTGAAAGCTCTTGAAAAGCTGTACGGTCAGTTCAGTGTACATGCCCTTTGTGAAGCTTTAGATGTATCAAGGGGTACTTTCTATAATCATATCTTTAGAAGAACAGAAGTAACCGCCAATGACAAACGCCGTGAAAAAATGAGAGAACAGATCAAAGCAGTGTTTGAAGAGAGCCAGCAGCGTTATGGCGCCAATAAAATAAGTGCTGTATTGGCCGAGCGCGGAATCAAATCCTCTAAGAAATATGTTGCGGGGCTTATGCGTGAAATGGGACTCTACAGTATCGGAACGAACGCCAAACGGGAGTACAAGAAGAACATCGACTTGCCTCCAAAACGAAACCTTCTAAGACAGCAATTTGAGGCAAGCGATCCGAACCAAGTCTGGGTTAGCGATGTTACTTGCTTCAAAGTGAAGGATAATTATTATTTTGTTTGTGTAATCATTGACTTGTTCTCCGGGAAAGTGATTGCACATCGTGTTTCTGAGAAAAACAGCACTTATCTGATTACTTCCACATTCAAGCGTGCCTTTGAATCCAGAAGCTATCCGAATAACTTGACTTTCCATAGCGACCAGGGTTCACAATATACCTCCGGTACATTTCGAAAGTTATTACATTTGAACAAGGTTGTCCAATCTTTTTCCAGCTCAGGCAGGCCGCATGACAATGCGGTTGCGGAAGCTTTTTTTGCTTCTATGAAGAGAGAGGAACTTTATCGCAGAAAATTCAAATCGGGGCAGGAGTTCCGTGATAGCGTGGATAATTACATTCTTTTTTACAATAATGAGCGTCCGCACAGCACCTTAGCATACAAAACGCCGGACCGGTTCGAAGCGCAATATGCAGGCATAGGAAGTAAGGCCGTTTAATTTGGACAGGGGGTTCAAACAACATTGATTTTGATTTTCTTACTTCCTTTTTCAGCGTTTTTCATTTTGGGTGTCCAATGTAGTCTAAATTGGCGCAAATGAAAAAACTTGATTGTATCAGGCTTTCGAGTATAGAATAAGGGTCGAAATTCTGAGCAGTCCAATCAAACTGTTCAGGATTTCGACCCTACATCATTTGGTGGAGGCAAGCGCGCGCTGGTCGAACCCCTCGGCACCGGCTTCCTCAACGATTGCAAGGTCTGATTTTTTAAGCTCTGGCTGGTCGTCACTGATATTGTAATAAATCAAAAGCCGGTCGTTGTAGAGGTAAACCTCCGCGACGAAACTATCAATCACCTTTTTCTTATAAGCGTATTCGTCCTCCCAGGGCTCCGCGTATTGTAAGAGCATAAACTCTATTTGTTCGGGCGTGAGCGTGATAAAATGCGCTTGCGCTCTTTTATATTCTTCTTCCAGTTGTACGCGTTCTATTTCTAACTCCCGGAGCCGTTCGGGTAAGGTCGTCGTCGTTACGCCGGTCTCAATGGCCTTAAGCGTATTGGCGATGGCTTTTTTATTGTCTGCAATTTTTCGTTTATAAAAAGCAAGTTCCTCGTCCTGGGACTTATCCGCCACTTGCATTTTATAAAGCTCGTCGGATAGGTATTGTATAGACTCGGACTGGAGGATATGCTTGACCGTTTCCACGACGACAAGGTTCTCAAGCCAGTCGCGTTGTACTTGTTTTTTATCGCAGCCCTTTTTATACCGACCGGACGGGCAATAGTAATAATAGAACTTGCCTCCAAGCTTTCCCGTACCGCTAACGCCGGTCATTTTCTTTTTGCAATGCCCGCAGAATAATTTACCCGAGAGAAGATACTCGGCGCGCGGCGCCGCGACTTGCTTACTTACGCGCCTTTTTTCAAGCTCCCTTTGCGCCATATAGAATACCTCCTTTGATACTATCGCGGGAACGGCGTCGTCAATACGAATATCCCCGCATTTATAAAGTCCTATGTATTTCTCATTTTTTATTATACGCGGAACGCTGCTTTTCGTAAAGACGTTTCCCCTGCTCGTTCGCAAGCCCAAACCGTTAAGGTGCGCGCATATATCGGCGTTGGATATTCCCTTATTAAACATATCAAAAATAGTCTTTACCGCTTCCGCTTCGTCGGGGTCTATCTCAAAAGACTTGTCCGGCGCGATTTTATATCCGAGCGCAAGATTGCCGCCCGTGCAATGGCCTTTAAGCGCGCTCTCGCGGATTCCCCGCCGTATCTTTTGGGCTAATTCGGCCGAGTAGTATTCCGCTAAGCCCTCCATAAGACTTTCAAGGATTATGCCTTCGGGTCCGTCCGGTATCGCTTCCGCGGCGTAATGCAATTCTACACCGGCACGCTTGAGCTCTCTTTTATATACGGCGCTATCGTATTTGTTACGGGCAAAACGGTCCGTCTTATAAACAATCACCGCGTCAAATAGCTTCTTGCGGCAATCGACAATAAGGCGCTGAAAATCAGGCCGGTTATCCGTCCGACCTGAAATCGCCCGGTCTATGTACTCACCGACAATAGTCAGTCCTTTTCTTTGGGCGTATTCGGTGCAAACCCTTACTTGCCCCTCTATAGATTGCTCGGTTTGGCTGCTTGAGCTATATCGAGCGTAAATAACGGCTTTTTTCAAATGTTCACTCCTCGCTTACGGCTTCTCCCAACTTAATTGCAGTTGACATAAGCTCCATTCTGCCACGGACATCTAACTGGCTGTAAATCCGCAGCAACTCAATTTCTTCTTTAGATAGCGTACGAGTTTCTCCGTTGTGTATCGTGACTGGCGCGCTTGCATTGCCGATAAGGCCATTGTTTGTTTGTACGGAGCCGACCTGTACAGCACTCATATTATCGCTCCACCCCATTAGATAGCCCGGATTGACTTCTAAGGCTTCCGCTATTTTTTCAATGACCGGGCGCTTAAGGTTTACGACGATACCCGTCTCGTATTTATTGATGGTCGCCTTCGTTACGCCGATTTTAATACCGAGCTCCTCTTGTGTGAACCCACGGCCCTTGCGTGTATCGCGTATGCGCGTTCCAATATCATTAGTCATATTAGTAAAGTCTCCTCTCAATCGACTGCGGTATCTTAATTATATCATATAATGCCGAGAAAATAAACACTTTTTTCTTAAAAATTAAAAAAAGTTTCTCAAAAGGGGTTTACAAATAAATCTCAACGCGCTATAATGAGTATCGTAAGCCGCTACTTCAGCCTGCGCAGGTATTGAAAGCTCTTACCAAAATCATATGAAGGAGGTTGAACGGCTACTATGAATACGGCGCTATTTAAGAGCCACATGGCTAAGTATGACGATACACAAGCCACGTTGGCAAAGGCAATGGGCTTAAGCCCTTCCAGGCTTAACGCCAAAATCAATGAGAGCCGGGGCGCGGCGTTCACGCAAACTGAGATGGCTTTTATCATAAGCCGCTACCACCTGACCAATGACGACGCTATGAACATTTTTTTTAATCAAAAAGTAGCGTTATCAGATACTTTGGATTAGGAGGTATCGCGAATGGCTCTTGATACGGCCGCCCTGGACGTTAATCCGGCAAAAGCAAGAGAACAGACCATGCTGCGCCGGCTGCTTGACGACGCAAGAGAGTTTTACTCAAACCCTAAAAATGTAAAAGCCTATAAGGCTTGGCTTAAAAAGAAGGAGGCAATTAGTAATGGCCCAAATCACGATAACCCTTGACATGACGCCTGAGAATGTTTCCGTTCTCTGCGAAGTGCTCCCGCGCTTAACCCTTAAAAGCGCGACTGCCGGAGACACGGCGGTTCAAATGAGCTTTTTTGGAAACGAGGCCAACGGCGAGAGCGCGCCGACCGAAAAGGTCGATACCCCGGCCAAGGGCAAAGGCAAGCCCGCAAGTGCCCCCGCGAAAGATACGCAGAAGGCCGCCCCGGCTGCTGACGACAACACGGAAGCGAATCCCTCTGCTGACCCTGCGCCGGAGACTCCCCCGACCGGTGAAGCTCCGACTAAGACGGATGTCCGCGCTCTTGCTCTCAAGCTCTCCAAAGCTGGCAAGCAGGACGTCATAAAAGAAATCTTTGGCAAGTACGGCGCGGATAAGCTCTCGGGCGTGGCCGAGGAGCATTATCCCGAATTGATGAAAGATTTGGTGGCTGCAAATGCCGAAGTCTAAACACGCTCTCTTGTCGGCCAGCGGCTCCTCCCGTTGGCTCGATTGTACCCCGAGCGCAAAGCTTGAGTCCACGTTTCCAAATATCTCAAGCCCATACGCGGAGGAGGGTACGGCGGCGCACGAAGTCGCAGAGCTTGCCGCGCGGTACTGGCTCGGAGAAGTAAGCGAGCCCGATTATGAGAACGCGCTCGATAAGCTTTCCACTGGTAAGTATTATAACGCGGAAATGCAAGAGTGCGCAGTCGATTACGCAAAGTTTATCAGCGACAAGGTTAACGGTGTTCGCGAGACTTGCCCCGACGCTCTTGTGGAGCTTGAAGTTAAGGAGCTTGACTTCTCGCAATGGGCGCCTAAAGGACACGGCACGGGCGACTGTATTATCGTCGCGGACGACTGGCTCGAAATCATTGACTTTAAGTACGGCAAGGGCTACCGCGTCGAAGCCTATAATAACCCGCAAATGAAGCTTTACGCGCTCGGCGCAATCGCTCGATACGGCCAGTTATACGACATTGAAAATGTTCGTATGACGATTATCCAGCCCCGGTTATCGGGCGGGCAGAGCTCCGACGAAATGAGCGTTAAAGAGCTTCTTGAGTGGGCGGAAACTTACGTCAAGCCTCGGGCAAAGCTGGCGTACGCCGGCAAGGGCAATTTCGCCCCCGGCGCGGACACATGCAAGTTTTGTAAGGCAAGAGAACAATGTCGCGCCCGGACCGACCATAACCTCAAGCTTTTCGACGAAGCCCCGGACACTCTACTTATTACGCCTGATGAAGCCGGCGCGATTCTCGAAAAAGCTGCGGATATTAAGGCATGGCTCTCCAATCTTGAAGCTCTGGTACTTAAGACCATATTTGCCGGCGAACCGGTCGAGGGCTGGAAGCTCGTTGAAGGCCGTAGCAATCGGAAGTTTATCGACGAGGACCAAGTCGCGGCGGCGTTGAAGGCCGCAGGCTATGAGGAAGCTACTCTCTACGAGCGGAAGCTTATCACGCTTACGCAGATGGAAAAGGACTTCGGCAAAAAGGCGGTTGCCGAGGTGCTGGCCGACCTTATCGTAAAACCGCTGGGAAAACCCACGCTCGCCCCGTTCAAAGACAAGCGGCCGGCGTTTACGCCTGAGGAGCAAATACTCTCGGCCTTTGACGAGGATTTTGAGGAGTAGACGCCTATGAGTATAGAGCGTTTCGGTGACATTTATACGCCGACTTGCGACTACTGCGGCGCGGAGCTTCCCGACGAGTTTGACTTTTACGACGCCGTTGACGCTAAGAAACAGGCAGGCTGGCACAGCGTAAAAGACGAGTACGGCTGGAGCGATTACTGCGACGAGTGCTGGCTCGAGCGGTGTTGGGACAACGAATAGGAAGGAGGACGGCCAATGCGTAAATTAAGACGCTCGGTCGCTCGGCACAACATGATAAAAGCCGGCTGGACCAGGCTCAATCACAAGCAGGCTGACGGGCAAAGCGCCTTTGCGAAAAACTGGCGCGATTACGTGGTCGTAAAGTGATATGCCTAAGCCTTCATGGAAAATCATCGACGGCCACACTAATTACGAAGTCAGTACAATGGGTGACGTCCGCAACAGAACGACCGGCTTACTCTTAAAGCCATATGACGACGGTAAAGGGTACTTGCGCGTTAAGCTTGATGGCGAGAATTGTCGCCTACATATTTTAGTCGCGCAAGCCCATGTTCCGAATCCCGAAAATAAGCCTCTTGTCAATCACAAAAAAGGCAAGAAGCACGACCCGAGAGCGTCGCAGCTTGAATGGGTAAGCCACTCGGAAAATATCCGGCACGCTTACGCCACTGGCCTTATGAAATCAAGGGGGGGGGGGTAAGAAGTGCGGACGTGTAAAAAGCAAGCGCGGGTAATTCTCATTGTCGGTCTGGTTGTTTTAGGACTGGCTCTCGCCCTTATCAGTTTGACACGGGTGCCGAAGCAAGAGGCTCCGCAAGAGTCCGATAGCATAACGGAAACGCCCGCGGCGTCAACTACGGCACCCGAGACCCCGGCACCCACGATTGAGCCGACGCCGGAAATCACGCCCGAGCCTGAACCTGAGCCCGTAAGCCTGGGAACGTTTAAGCTCTCCGCGTATTGCCCTTGCGTGAAGTGTTGCGGAATATGGAGCGCGGAACACCCCTCGCGAGTGGGTACGGACTTTGTGCAAAAGACGAAAAGCGGAACGCTTCCCGAAGCCGGCCGGACAATCGGAGTGGACCCCGAGGTTATCCCGCTCGGGACGACGGTTCTCATTAACGGGATTGAGTATGTCGCCGAGGACGTCGGCGGCGGCGTAAACGGAAATCACATTGATATATTTTTTGCAACGCACGAGGAGGCTCTTATCTTCGGCGTACAAGAGGCTGAGGTCTTTATAAAAAACAAGGAGGCACTTCCATGAACACAAGATTTAACACTACTTTTTGGACTACGGCGCGCGGCGAGATTTTCACCGTAAAAGAGATGGAGACCGACCATCTCTTGAACACGCTCAAAATGTTTATGCAGAAACCCACGCTTGTTATAAACATGTTGATTCATGACATTGAGACAATGGCTTTTGATTGCTGTCCGCCGTGGGTAAAAGACAATCGACAAAACGTAAAAGTTCAGTCGATTTTTAACGCTACGAGTATGACGGCTGAGGAAGCGTGCGACTACGCGCTTAATAGCTGCTTAGGCCAGGCTATGCAGGCCGAGCTTTTATCGCGTGGCGTCAATCTCGGCAATTACCTCGCCGTATTGAAAAGCGCTAACGCACAGTAAGGTACGTTTGCCAAAATCAAATTATAAAGGAGATTTTATCATGTATATTCTGGCACAAGACGGCACGGCCCTTATTAACGGTGAATACGTGAGTCGCTTTTCTATCGATAAAGCGCCTACTGGCGAGTTTTACTTAGACGCCGTATTTTCAGACGAGAGCGTTACTCTCGGCACGTACCCGAAGCTCGACCATGCGACCACCGCTCTTAAGTTTATCGGCCATTGCCTGGTTGACGAGGACGCACAGGGAAAAGTCACCGCCATACCCTCGCAGGAAGATATGGCGCTCAAAGACGAGTTAACCGCCGGCTCCATGCCTTCGGCCGCAACCCTTGAAAAGCTGATGGAAAAGCTCACGGGGGGGGGGGGGCGCCCACGCCTCCGCACGATTTTGACCTTAGCGCTGCTTTAGATAGTTTGTTTAACCTCTAAAAAATCTAAATTATAAAGGAGATATTTATCATGGCTAACGCAACTCAAATCACAACCGGAAAGGTCCGTTTCAGCTTCTGCAATCTTTTCGAGCCGCGCTCGATTGACGACGGCCCCGCGAAGTACAGCGTAACGCTGCTTATCCCGAAATCCGACAAGGCGACACTTGCCAAGATTAAGGCCGCCACCGAAGCCGCCAAGGTCGCCTACGTTCAGCGTAATTCTGGCAAGAAGCTGCCGGCGCAGTTAAAGACGACATTGCACGACGGCGACGGTACGCGCCCCAACAGCGGAGACGAGTTCGGCGAGGAGTGTAAGGGCCATTACGTAATGACCGTAAGCTCTAAGAATAAGCCGGTACTCGTGTATAACGACAAAACGCCTCTCACCGACCCCCAGGAGCTTTATAGCGGTTGCTACGGTCGAGCGATTATCAATTTTTATGTTTACGATACGCAGGGCAACAAAGGTATTTCCGCAGGCCTTAACGGCGTGATGAAGCTCTACGACGGCGAACCCCTGAGCGGCGGTATTATTACCGACTCCGACTGGGATGACGACTTCGAGGACGACGGAGACGACCTCCTGGACTAACACCGAATATCTCAGGGGGTAACACCAGATGTCACTTGTCCATGTGGGCACGGCCTCGAGCCTGTTTTATCGGTCTGCTTGCTTACCCCCTGATTTATTACTCTTTGAAAGGAGTTAGCCTATGAGGACGCTCGCAATAGACATTGAAACCTTTAGCTCCGTATCGCTGCAAAAGTCGGGCGTATACGCCTACGCAGAAAGTCCCGATTTTGAGATATTACTTTTCGGGTACGCTTGGGACGACGACCCGGTGAAAGTTATAGACCTGGCGCAAGGTCAGAGCTTACCCCAGGAGCTCCTGGACGCTCTGTATGACCCCCGAATACTTAAGACAGCGTTTAATGCTTCCTTTGAACGGGCTTGCCTGAGTGCGTTTATGGGCTCCGTAACGCCGCCCGAACAATGGAGCTGTACCGCGGTTATGGCCCGAGAACTCGGACTTCCCGCCAGCCTGGAGTCGGTCGGTACGGTTGTAGGACTGACGGAGGATAAGCAGAAATTAAAAACCGGCAAGGCGCTTATACGATATTTTTCAATACCTTGTAAGCCTACAAAAACGAACGGCCAGCGGGAGCGCAACCTTCCGCGGCACGACCTGGACCGCTGGGCCTTATATGTCGAGTATAACCGGCAGGACGTCGAAGCCGAGCGGGCTATACGCAAGAAGCTCACCCGCTTCCCGATTCTCGAGTCGGAACAGCCCTTGTGGGTGCTCGACCAACATATTAACGACAGAGGGGTAGGTGTTGACCTTGACTTCGCCCAGCAGGCAATCGAAATCGACGCCGTTATCAAGGGACGACTTCTTGAGCAGGCGAAAGAGCTTACCGGACTCGAAAACCCCAAAAGCACAGCGCAGCTTAAAGACTGGATTGAGGAGACCGCGGGAGTCGAGGTCGAAAGTCTCAGAAAAGATAAAATCGGCGCCATTAGAGACGACGCCGACAACGACGACGTAAACGAAATGCTCGATATTCGGGCGGGGCTCGCGAAAACCTCGACCGAGAAATATAACGCAATGTTGCGTACCGCTTGCGCCGACAGCAGAATCCGCGGGCTTACGCAATTCTACGGCGCGAGCCGTACGGGAAGATGGGCCGGGCGCCTGGTACAAATGCAAAATCTACCGCAGAACAAAATGCCCCACCGCGACCTTGATACAGCGCGGCAGCTTGTCGCCGCAGGGGACCTTGAAACGCTTGAGCTCCTGTTTGACGATGTTACCGGGACGCTCTCGCAGTTAATACGCACGGCGTTTGTGCCCCGCCCTGGCTACCGTTTTATCGTGGCAGACTTTAGCGCGATAGAAGCGCGGGTTATTGCTTGGCTTGCTGGAGAGCAATGGCGTATAGACGTTTTTAACACCCACGGAAAAATCTACGAAGCGAGCGCGGAGCAGATGTTTCACCTTCCGCCTGGGAGCGTTGGCAAGGGCGACCCCATGCGGCAAAAGGGAAAAATCGCGGAGCTCGCCCTTGGGTACGGCGGAAGCGTCGGCGCGCTTAAGTCAATGGGCGCTCTCGGGTACGGCTTGACCGAGCCGGAGCTTAAGCCCTTGGTGAATAGCTGGCGCGCAGCGAATAAGGCGGTTACAAGATTTTGGTGGGACACTGACGACGCCGCAAAGAAAACGATTTTAACGCAAGCGCCTACCTCGCTGCAATACGGGATTAGATTCCGTAAGCAAGGCCCATTACTCCGCTTGCGCTTACCGAGCGGCCGTGAGCTCTCTTACGTAAAGCCCGCGGTTATCGACGAACAGATTACTTACGAGGGCACGCTCCAAAGCTCGGGCGCCTGGGGGCGTATAGAGTCCTATGGTCCAAAGCTCGTGGAAAATATCGTGCAAGCGGTGGCGCGCGATTGCCTTGCCGAAGCGATTGTTAAGCTTGAAGCAAACGGCTTGCCCGTCGTGTTCCATGTACACGACGAGGTTATTTGCGAGGTTAAGGCCGACGTCGCGGAGCAGTCGCTTAAAATGGCGCTCGAGATTATGGCGGTTGATATACCGTGGGCCGAAGGCTTGCCGCTGAAAGGCGACGGGTATATCTGCGACTACTACAAAAAGGATTGATTTATTATGACGAAAAAACAGCTTATAAAGTGGGTTGAGGATAAGAAACAAGACGCGCTGGTGCGTGTCAATGAGCGATATAAGCAAGCTCTTGCGGACCATAGCGCCGCGCTCCATATTGAGCTCGGGCTTGCGGAGCTCTCGGCAAGTATGAAACCCCTTCTTGCTCAGGCCGACGATTTACTGATGGCTTGGCAGGAAAAATGGAAAGAGCGCGTTTCGATTACGTGCTATTGGAACTCGCTTCATAACCGGCTTTATAATTACACCAAAGACGATAATGCTTTATATCACGCGCTTTGCGAGGAGGAGTTTTCGGACACTACTGACGAGCGCAGGCGCCTTGACCAGACGCGGAAAGATATGGAGCGAGAAGTCGTCAGCAATTACGCCAATGTACTTAGAAACGTTCAGGCTCTTAAGGACGCGAAACTCGGTCTTGAATATTTGAAAGAGCTTGGCTTTGACGTGTCGGAAATAATCGCTATGGACCAGGAGCCCGTGAGTACCGCTTTGGCCGTGCCTGTTAATACGCGGTTCCTGTTTCTTGGGAAGGAGGAAACCCAATGCGAATAGACCAATTTAATGAGGTCGTTGAACAGCAACAACAGCATTGCGTGGCAGTTCTCGACCGTAAGGGTGACGAGTACGCACCAGGAAACGACCGTCTCGCGCATTTCAAAGACTCCGGCTTGGAGCAGGATATTTCAGCTAAGCAGGCTTTGTGGGGCATGTTCAACAAGCACCTTGTTTCCCTTAAAAATATGTGTAAGGGCGGCAATCACCCGGTAGAGCTTTGGAGCGAGAAAATAACCGACAGCATTAACTATTTGCTCTTGCTGCGGGCTTTAGTGGAGGAGGACGCCGACTGTGAAAATAACACTTGACGTGCCAGACGGTACGATGTGCGCTTTTCTTAATTACGTATTTCAACGAGGCTTTGGTTTATGTCTTGGTACAAAGTCTCTTGGTTCGGAAGACCTTCATGATGGCGCCGTGATTAAGGTAGAGCCAACATTCGAGGAGGAGGACGCCGGTAATGAATAAAATCGAAGTTCGGGTACTTAACCCCGAAGTTGCGGCCGAATCCGAAAAAATGATGGTCTGCGCTGCGCGGCTAACGCAGCGCGGCCACCAAATAAAGACTATGGCCGACTTTATAGCCTTGTATGAGAAGGACTATAAAGAAGAAACCGCTGAAGCTATGGCGAATCTTCCGCACCCGACAATACAGAAGTTCGGCGTTATTAACGTCGCCGTCGTAGGCGCGAGCCGGCGCTTCCTGGCGCAGATTACCCGCCACCAGAACGAGGTCAAGTTCATGTCGGCGTCATTGCAATATAGCGATTATTCCGGCGCGGCTGACTTCGTAGTCCCGTACTCAATTTTAGCAGAAGGCGAGGCCGCCGTCCAGCGTTATCTTGAAACCTGTAAAGAATCGATGGGCGAGTATAGCTATTTCGTCGATAACGGTATCGATAACGACGCGGCTGGGTATATGGCTCCGCAAGGGCTTAGAAATATCCTGATTATCAGCGCGACGCCTTATCAATGGAAACACATGATATGCCAGCGCACTTGTCGGCGTAATACCGCCGAAACTCGATACGTCATGCTACGCGTTTGGGCGCAGCTTCTCGACCTCTGCCCGACCATATTCGAGGACGCAGGCCCGTTCTGCGTAAAAGGTAATTGCCCCGAGGGAAAAATGTCTTGCGGCAAGGCTATATGGCGGACGCGTTCCGGCCCTGCGGATATTCTTGCGGACGACTTCCCTCTTTTAATAGGAGGCTCGCAAAATGAAAATGGAGCGTGACGAGCTTTGGGACGGCTTACGTGAATTGGCAAAAAAGAATCATGGCGAACGCGTCGAAAAGACACCAGCGCGGATTGACTACGCAATATCGCAGTTCCGAAAGCATGATATTGAGTTTGAGCTCAAGAACGAGTCAACCGGCCATTTTCATTGCCGTAGGAAATCTGACGATAGGCTCTTTCAGTTTTACGCTGGCACGGGTAAGATTCAAGGCTTGGAGAACGCACGAGGTATTCATACCTTAATAAAGCTACTCTTAGCGCCGGTTAGAAGTGATAGCCGTGGCAGCTAAAACTCCGACTACTTACAAACTCGTTGAGTACATGGGCGGCGCCATTAACGGGGAGCTCATAACGGACGACTTTGAGCAAGCGCAGCAATTCTACTGGCGAGGAGACCTTGAGACCGCCAGTGTGAGAGTATACACCAACGGCAAACGCCTGAGTTACCTTGAGTCTGATAGGTTATTCGGGCGTTTGGGTTGGTACGGCAAATCGCAACGAAAGGATAATCGAAAATGAACAAGGTTTTTAGAGGCGATATTTATTACATTGAGCACTACCTGACCGAAGGCAGCGAACAACGCGCGGGACGTCCGGCCGTTATCGTGTCTAACGATATGAACAACAACTACAGCCCGACGGTTGAGGTGGTATATCTTACGACGCAGCCGAAATCTGACCTTCCCACGCATGTTACTATCCGAAGCACCAACCGGGAAAGTATCGCTTTGTGCGAGCAGATTACGTCAATATCCAAGGACCGTATTGGTGACTTCGTTTGTACGGCTTCCCCCGATGAGCTTGAGCGCATAAACACGGCGCTATTGGTATCGCTTTCGCTTGAGCCCGCGCCGGTTAAAAAAGCGGAGGCAAAAATAGCAGTACCCGCCCCCGCGAAAGCAGAGACTGACGCGGCGGTTACGGCGGAACGAGACGTCTACAAAAAGCTTTATGAGGACCTGCTCGCTCGCGTCTTAGTAAAGGCTTAGTGCCTATAAAAGAATCTGAGGTGATAGCCGATGTACGGTATCTGGAATGACGTTGAGAAGCGTTTTGTCTTTGGTATAACGGAGACTACAAAAGACGCGGCTTGGCGTAAGTTTGTTAAGCGCGTCGGCAAGACCTCTTATAAATGGCGCTTTGAGGCGCGCGCGATACCCAAGGGCTTTAGTAACCCTAAAAATCCGCATTACCAAAAGCAAGTAAAGCAGAAAGAAGGTGTACAGCGTGAAGATTAAAATTATCGACCACGGCGCGCCGCCCGAACGGATGCCGCGCCGTGCACATGATAACGACGCGGGCGCAGATGTGTTTTCCTCAAGGACCTGGAACCTGGAGCCGGGACAGGTGTTAAAAATACCCCTCGGCTTTGGGGTGGAAATCCCGGCCGGTTACGCGGGTTACGTTTTTCCGAGGACCAGCCTGAGCAATCTCGGTATCGTCTGTCATGTACCACCCATCGACCCAGGCTATACGGGCGAGTGCCATGCTATTGTAAGTAACCTTGGCCTGGACAGCTACCATATTGACGAGGGCGAGCGTATCGGCCAGCTTATCATAATGCCCGTAGTGATTGCAGACTTTATCCATGAGACGTCTGAGCCGAGAGGCAAGGGCAATTTCGGAAGTACCGGGCGGTGAGAAACTCATTAAAGGCAGGTGAAATAAATGCGTATCGGCAAAGACCAGTATTACTTAAAAATTGCGGAGGCCGTGGCCGTAAGGTCAACCTGTCTGCGTCGGCAGTACGGCGCCGTTATAGTGAATAACGACGTTATCGTCGCAACGGGATATAACGGAGCTCCGCGCGGGGAGCCTAATTGCTGCGATTCGGGAAAGTGTTATTGTCGGGAACACTCTACCCCGCTTGACCCGCACGCGGCAGGGCATGGCGACCAATACGGCTCTTGCGTCGCGGTGCACGCGGAACAAAACGCGATAATCTGCGCCGCGAGAAAAGATATGCAGGGCGCTACTCTCTACCTTGTGACGCTTGACGAAAAGGTTGACCCTGCGCCTTGTAACTTTTGCGACCGCATGATTAAGAACGCGGGTATTACTGCGGTCGTGACGAAGGCGGGGACGTTATGACGAATACAGCGCTTAAGTTAACCCATGACGGTCCCGTTAATATCGCGGTCGGAAGGTCGCGGCGCTCGACCAACTGGCAGAATAAAGAATTGCTTTGGTCCGAGCTTGCGGCTCGCCTTGCGACGACTACACGCACAACCGAAACGCAAAGCGAGTATACCTCTATGTCGAGAGTGAAAAAAGACGAGATTAAGGACGTCGGAGGTTTTGTCGGCGGCACGCTGAAAGGCGGCCGCCGTAAAGCCGAGGCAATAATCAATCGCAGGCTTCTCACGCTCGATATTGACTCCGTGCCGATAGGCGAGGACCCGTGGCCCACCGTCGAGCTCGTTATCGGCTGCGCTGCGGTGCTATACAGTACGCACAGCCACGCGCTGAAAGCTCAAAGGCTAAGGCTTGTGATACCTCTCTCGCGTCAAGTATCGCCTGACGAGTATACCGCGCTTGCGCGGCGTATCGCGGGCGATATTGGCATTGATATGTGCGACGATACCACTTATGAATCGCACAGGTTAATGTATTGGCCTTCTACACCTCTTGACGCAGACTACCGCTACGAAATAAGCGACGCGCCTTGGCTCGACGTTGACGAACAGCTTATGCGGTATACGGACTGGCGAGATACTACTCAATGGCCGGTGTCCAGCCGCAAGGCCGACATTATGCAGCGTCTCGCGAAGAAGCAGGGCGACCCGACCGAAAAACCCGGCGTCGTCGGCGCTTTCTGCCGCGTCTATCCGATTGAGGAAGCAATCGCGCTTTTCCTCCCCGAAGTATACGAGCCCAGTATCATGGACGGCCGTTATAACTACATACCCGCCGACTCGAGCGCAGGCTTAGTCGTATATGAGGACGGAAAGTTTGCCTACTCGCACCACGCGACAGACCCCATCTGCGGACGTCTTTGCAACTCTTTTGACATAGTAAGGCTTCACCTTTACGGAGACCAGGACGACAACGTTACGCCCGGTACGCCGGTCAACCGTCTGCCCTCTTATACGGCTATGTCGGAGCTTGCCGTCGAGGACGCGAACGTCCGTAAGGAGTTGGCTATGCGGCGGCTCTCGGAAGTAGCCGCAGGCTTTGACGACGACGAAGATACCGACTGGCTCCAAACGCTGACAATGACAGCCAAAGGGAAAATCGAGTCTACTATCGATAACGCGCTGATTATTTTGTTACACGACCCCGAACTCCGAAACTCCTATCACTATGACGAGTTTAGGGAGCGACCAATCATCGATGGCGACTTTCCCTGGATAGCTTTAGAGCATAGGACCACCGACTGTTGGTCCGACTCCGACGACGCGGGGCTCAGACGGCACCTTGAAAAGAAGTACGATATTGACAGCGCAGTTAAAATCCGCGACGCCGTGGAGCTCGCAATGCTCCAACGCAAGCGACACCCGGTAAGAGAATACCTCACCTCGCTCGTTTGGGACGGCGTGAAACGGGCGGACACCCTACTTATAGATTACCTTGACGCGGTGGATAACGTTTACACCCGAGAGGTTACGCGCAAGGCGCTTGTAGGGGCGGTCGCCCGGATAATGCGCCCCGGCTGCAAGCACGACCATATACTAACGCTCGTTGGACCCCAGGGGTGCAGAAAATCAACGACGCTTGCCAAACTCGGGAAAGTCTGGTTTTCGGATTCGCTCTATACCCTATCTGGGAAAGACGCTTACGAGCAGCTTCAAGGCTACTGGATTATCGAGATGGGAGAAATGGCGGCCTTTAGAAAAGCGGAGCTCGAACAAATAAAGCAGTTTGTCTCTAAACAAGCGGACAGCTACCGCGCGGCGTACGCTCGCCGCACGCAGGAGCACCCACGGCAATGCGCTTTTTTCGGAAGTACGAACGACGACGAGTTTTTGCGGGACCCGACAGGCGGTCGCCGCTTTTGGCCCGTTAAGGTAACGGATAAAGGACGCGAATTAGCGGACGGCCTGACCGATGAAATCGTGGACCAGATATGGGCGGAAATTGTAGTGCGCTATCAGGCGGGTGAGACCTGGCACCTTAGCGAAACCGTCGAGGCTATGGCCCGGCAGGTACAAGCGGAGCATACGGAACTTAACGGTAAACAAGGCTTGATAGAGAAATACCTTGATACTTTGTTACCTGTTGACTGGGAAAACCGAGACCTCGAGAGCAGACTTATGTACTTAAGCGGCGGGTTCGGGGATGAGATAAAAGGTACGGTACAGAGGGACCGGGTATGCGCGATAGAGATATGGCAAGAGCTTTTTAAGGGCGACCCAAAGACCTTTACGCAGGCGCAAGCTCGGGAGCTTAACGGAATACTCAGGCAGTTGCCCGGTTGGAAAAGCAGGAGCTCCGCCGATTGCGGTAAAATATACGGCCGGCAGCGCGCTTTTATGCGAGTCTATGAAGAATTGGAATAGGGAAAATGGCCCTGTTGAGGAGGTAGCACTCCATAAAACGAAGTGCTACCAGTGCTACAAGTGCTACCGGGCCAATGTAGCACTTGTAGCACTCCAAAACAAAGTGCTACTCAAAGTGCTGCTCAAAAAAGGTAGACATACCAAAGCTTTTTCTCATTTTGTAGCAGAAGTAGCACTTGTTCTATATAGACTATTGAAAAATGAGTAATTTGAGAGATTAGAGGATTTAATACACTCTCAAAACCTCTCTAATTTACTTTTATGTTATAGGAATCAAAAATCTGCTACAAGTGCTACTTTTACTAATATTAGAGGGGGATTTAGCATGTTAGAGAGCTCGTTTGAGAAAACCGTATGCAACTGCATAAAATTATGCGGCGGCCGAGCTTTTAAGTGGGTGAGCCCCGGCTGCGTTGGGGTGCCTGACCGCATTTGCGTGTTTCCCGGGGCGCGCGTCGTATTTATCGAGGTGAAACGTCCCGGCGAGAAAGACGGACTAAAACCGCGGCAACGGAAAATCGCCGACCTCCTGCGCTCTTTCGGGTTTGAGGTATGGCGCATTTCTGACAAGCAGGAGCTTTTATTCAAGCTAAGGAGTTTAGGTTATGAGATATGAGCCTCTTTACTATCAGTCTTTTGCCGAGCAATTTATTATAGATAATTCGGCAGCGGGCCTCTTTTTAGATATGGGTATGGGTAAAACCGTTATTACGTTGTCAGCGATTGACAAGTTGTTACGAGATTATTTTGTTGTCGTTAAGGTTTTAGTTATTGCCCCGCTGAAACCGGCAAAAGAGACTTGGCCCGACGAGTTAGCGAAGTGGGACCATTTACAAGGGCTTACTTACAGTTTAATTCTTGGCGACACTCCTAAAAAACGTATTAAAGGCCTGGAGCAAGAAGCAGATATTTATATTATCAATCCTGAAAATATATGCTGGTTGGTTAATCACTATAAAAAAAGGTGGCCCTTTGATATGGTGGTGATAGATGAGTCCTCTAAATTCAAGTCAAGTAAAGCTCAGCGCTTTAGAGCTTTGAAAAAGGTAAGGCCCTATATTAACCGAATTGTAGAATTAACGGGTACACCGGCACCAAATGGATTGCTTGATTTGTGGGCGCAGGTCTATCTACTTGATGAGGGGAAGGCTTTAGGGAAAACGGTCACAGGCTACCGTGAGAAGTATTTCTTACCGGATAAGCGGAATGCGACGACGATTTTCTCATGGAAGATAAAGGATGGGGCTGAGGAGGAAATCTACGCGCAGCTTGACGGACTTTGTATCAGCATGAAATCCTCGGATTACTTACAGTTGCCTGAAAAGTTGCCTATTCCACATGAGGTTAAATTACCGGCCGAGGTTATGGCGCAGTATCGGCAGCTTGAACGGGATATGTTGCTTCCTTTTGCGGACGGCGATATTGATGCGGGCACGGCGGGAATACTAACGAATAAACTTTTACAATTTTGCGGCGGTTCTGTGTATGACGAGAACGGCGGTGTTAAGGCTTTTCACGACGAGAAGCTTAATAAGTTGGAGCAGCTTATCGAGGAGGCCAACGGCCAGCCAGTTTTGGTGTTCTATGCCTATAAGCACGAGCGGGAGCGAATACTTAAAAGATTCCCGCAAGCGGTAGACGCTAAAGAGGACGGCACGGTCGCGAAGTGGAGCGCCGGCGAGATTCCTATACTGCTGGCACACCCGGCGAGCGCGGGGCACGGGCTCAATCTTCAATTCGGAGGTCATATCGCGGTATGGTATAACCTCACCTGGAGCCTGGAGCTATACCAGCAGGCAAATAAGCGGTTGCACCGTCCGGGGCAGCAAGAGACCGTTTTAATCCATCATATTTTAGTCGCGGGCGCTATTGATACGCGCATTCTCAAAATAGTGCTTGCTGAAAAAGAACAGACGCAGGAAGCTTTGATTGAAGCGCTGCGGGCTACTATTAAGGAGGTACTTGCGGCGTGAAACTGACACAAGAACAATTGAAGAAGATAGCGGAGGACCCGAAGGCTTTTTTGAATCGGGGCTACCGGTCAACTGAACGAATCGCGGCGAAGCGGGAGCGTATAGAATCTTGGCGTCAGCTTGCCGAGTCTATTACGGTTGAGCTTAAGCAGACGCCGGGCGGCTCAGGTCCGTCGAAAATCGTGGAGAACAGCGTATGTAATATTGTTGACCTCCAACGCGAGATTGAGGACGAGATTCGGGAGCTCGTCGATATTCAGCGGGAAATCGGGCTCGCCATAAACGAGCTTGTAGACGACCCGACGCATAAAGCACTACTTGAAATGAGGTATCTTAACTATCTTAAGTGGGAAGAAATCGCGGTCCGGTTTGACATTACTTTCCGATGGACCATGACGCTACATAAAAGAGCCTTGGAAAAAATTTCGGCGAAAGCGCTCTAATTCATGTAGCTCTTGCGTTATTATGTAAAATGAAAAATCTGGAAAGCAGCCGGCACCCGGCTGCTTTTTCTAATATCAGTAAGGGCTGAAATATTATGGGGAGGCGGTGGTCGTGGCTAAGTTAACTGATAGACAAGAGCGTTTTGTAATTGAATACCTGGTTGACTTAAACGCCACGCAAGCCGCGATTCGTGCCGGGTATTCGCCGAAAACGGCGGCGGCACAAGCGGCGAGGTTGCTTGTAAATGCTAATGTTGAAGCCGAAATCAAAAAGCGTCAAGGCAAGATACAGGATAAGCTTGAAATCTCGCAGGAGAGAATCATACAGGAGCTCGCGGCTATCGCGTTTGCGAACGGCGCGGATTTTGCAGAGGTCATAGACGAGGGCGGGCTTTTTCAGAATGTTAAGTTTAAGGCGACTGAAACGCTTCCGGCCGAAAAACGTTCGGCTATTTCGAGTATAAAGTCCGGCTCAAGCGGCATGGAGGTTAAGACCTACGACAAGCTGCGGGCTATGGAGCTTCTTGGCAAATACCTCGGCTACCTTGATGGCAACGGCGATAAAGGTAAGGCTACCTCTTTGGCCGATACGATTAAGGAAGCTTACGCCAGGCGGAAAGAGGAGGGCGAGGACTGATGGACTCTGACGCGATTCTATATTACGCAAAACGCCCGGTTTACTTTGTAGAGGATATTCTCCACGCAACGCCGGACGCCGAGCAAGCGAGAATCTTACAGTCGGTCGCCGATAACTCCATGACGAGCGTACGGTCCGGGCACGGCGTCGGTAAAAGCGCTGTAGAAGCTTGGACGGCTATATGGTTTATGGCAACACGGCCGTTCCCTAAAATACCGTGCACAGCTCCGACGCAGCACCAGCTATTCGATATACTGTGGGCTGAGATTAGTAAATGGTTGCGAAACAGCCCGGCTCTTGAGCAAGAGTTTGTATGGACCCGCGAGAAAATCTACCTTAAGGGTTATCCCGAGGAGTGGTTCGCGGTCGCGCGTACGGCGACAAAGCCGGACGCCCTGCAAGGATTCCACGCCGACAACGTTCTATTTATTATAGACGAGGCGTCCGGCGTGAGCGACCGCATATTTGAGCCGGTACTCGGCGCGCTATCGACGCCCGGCGCTCGGCTCCTAATGTGCGGAAACCCGACGCAGCTAAGCGGATTCTTTTACGACAGTCACCATAAAAACCGCGCTTCATACGCGGCCCACCATATTGACGGCCGTAATTCCTCGCGGGTTGATAAGGACTTTGTCGATAAAATTATCAATATGTACGGCAAGGATAGCGACGTCTTTCGCGTTCGCGTTGCGGGCGAGTTTCCGAAGCAGGACAGTGACGTCTTCATCCCGTTGTATATCGTTTCTAAGGCGGCCATGACGGAACCGGTTAAGCGTAAGAAGCCGGACAGCATACACATAGGCTGCGACGTCGCGCGGTTCGGCAACGACAAGACGATTATCGGGCACAAGGTTGACGAGCGCGTTTTCCCGCTGAAAAAGCGGAACGGGCAAGACCTTATGAAAACGGCCGACGACATTATCACGCTTGGCGAAAGTCTGATTGCGCAGTATGGCTTTACCGGTAAAATCCCGGTGAAGGTTGACGACGGCGGGCTCGGCGGCGGCGTGGTCGATAGGCTCAGGCAGGTTAAGAAGCATGACCCCGAGCGGTTCTGGTGGCTTGAGATATTCCCGGTCAATTTTGGCGTGCGGATAAAGCATAAGCATTACCACGACAGCACCTCGTATATGATGGGTGTCGTCAAGAAACTGCTTATGCCGTATGACGAGGACGGGGTTGAGAAGCCAGTCGAGCTCATTCTCCCGGACGACGACGACCTTATCGGCCAGCTATCTACTCGGAAGTATGAGCTGACCGCGAATAGCAAGATTAAGGTTGAAAGCAAGGACGAATATAAGAAGCGCGTCAGCAGTATCGGCAACTTGGGTGGCTCGTCGCCCGACGAGGCCGACTGTATTCTCTTGCTATGTCTACCAGTGCGGATAAAAAACGATAAGAAATAATATGCGATACTCACGAGTAAGGCTGACGGGTTCGACTGAAAACGTTGCGTCCAGGAAGGCCGCCCGGTCGAGTATCGCTTTTTAGGAAGGAGGGAACGTATACAATGGGTGAGAAAATGTCGCGTATAGCAGCGCATATTATTAAAGCTGTGGAGCCGGTCGCTAAAGCCGAGACGCCGACGCACGTATCGGAGCGGGAAGCCGCTAACGCCTCGGTGTGGATTAACCCGACCGTAGACCAGCGCGGCCTAAAGGTCATGGTTACGCAGTCCTCCATATTGCCGCAATGTACTCGCGCCTACAAAAATAATATAGCAGGCTTTGGTATCGGCGTCCGCTATAAAGAGGACTACCCCGAGGAGACGCCTGAAATGATGGCGGAGTTTACGCGCGCCGAGGAAACTATCGAGCTCCTTAATATGGACATGGACACGAAGGAAGTCTTTGAGGATGCTATTGAGGCCCGCGAGATTTACGGCATATCCTATATTGAGGTAATGCGAAATCTTGACGGCGAGGTTACGGGGATTGAGTTTATAAAAGATACGCCGACAATTCGTAAGACGGCGCCGCTTGACCCCTATATTGAGATAGAGTATACCTTATTTACTCACACTGAGCAAAGGTCGCGTAGTCGGCGTAAGAGCATACAGAGCACACCCAATCCGGCCGAAGCTAAGAGCTTTTATACGTCGCGTGTTGAAAAGCGCCCTCGGCGATTCTGTAAGTATAAGCAGGAAGTCGGCGGCAAGGTCATTTATTTTAAGGAAATCGGTGACCCCCGCGTAATGGATAAGACTACCGGCGAATACGTTAGCGAGGGCGGGACGCTGGATATTGCCAAGCAGGCGAACGAGATTCTTGAGTTCGCTATTGGCACGGACACATACGGCGAGGTGCGCTGGATAGGTCAGGTGCTTGGCGTTGATGGAAGCCGCAAGGCCGAGAGCCTTAACAACCGCTACTTTGAGGAGGGCCGGCATACGCCGCTCCTCATTATGATTAAGGGCGGCTCGCTGACTGACGACAGCTTTTCTAAGCTCCAGCAGTACATGAACGATATTAAGGGCGAAAAGGGGCAGCACGCCTTTATCGTGCTTGAAGCCGAGAACGCGGACAGCCGGACGGATATGGAGGGCGAGAAGCAACCGGAAATTGAAATCAAGGACCTGGCGTCGATACTCCAAAAAGACGAGCTTTTTCAGGATTACCTTGACAACAACCGGCGTAAGGCGCAATCGGCTTTTCAGCTTCCCGACCTTTACGTCGGTTACACGACTGACTTTAACCGCGCGACGGCGCAGACGGCTATGGAGGTTACGGAAAAGCAACTTTTCCAGCCGGAGCGTCGCAGTATCGCGTGGGCTATCAACAATAAGCTGCTTAGTGGGTATCAGTTCCAATACGTCGAGGCTTATTTCCTCGAGCCGGATATTACCAACCCGGACGACCTCGCGAAAATCCTCAACGTTACGGAGCGCGCGGGCGGCCTCACGCCGAATAAGGCGAAAGAGCTAACCTATTCTGTTATGGGCGAAGTCTCCGAGGATTACGACGGTGACTGGGGCGACACGCCTCTCCAATATCTCAAGAGCATTCAGATGGCCTCTGGGGCTCCCGCGGCTGATTCTTTGACAAACCTAAGCTCTATGCTTACTAAGCAGATTCAGAAGGCCCAAGGAGCAAACGAGGACGCCGTGGTAGCCGTTATGAAAGAGGTTCGCTCCCTGCTGCTGAAAATGCAAGGGGGTGCTGATTCATGACGTGTAATTGTGAGGCGCTTATAAAGGCGATTGACGCCTATATCGAAAAAGCGGACGACAACCTCGGTGATACCCTCGAGGCGGCCGGCTTTATCAACGCCGACGAAACGGTCAAGGAAATCTCGGCGCTTGAGAGCCGCGTCGCTCGGGCGCTGACGGAAGAAACGGAGTATATTCTCGGCGCTGCGGAGCAGGCCGTTGACCTGGAGAGGTTCGCGTCCGATACGTGGCCGGATATAAAGCTCGCGGATAATTTGGACGAAAAACTCGGTAGGATATTCCTTGACGAGTTTACGACCAACATGCCGAAGCTCGCCTCAAGCTACGTCGCTAAAATCGACGCGGAGCTTGTCGTTAATCAGATAAGCAAGCGTACGACGGCTTGGGCTGAAGGCTGGAGCAAAGAGCTCGGTCAGATTATGAAGCTTAACTCCCACGACGAAATCGAGAAGATTCTCGTTACCGGTCTCAAAGACGGGCAGAGCGTCGCGGAGTTTACGCAAGCGATACTTGACAGCGGAATCCGCGACGAGTATTACAAGGCTCGGCGTGTCGCGATAACCGAAACTTTGACGGCGCACTCCGTCGCGCAGCAGGAGGCTTTTATCCAGAGCCCCGCCGTCGAGGAAAAAGAGTGGTGCCATACGGGCTCATACCGAAACGCGCCGCGCGAGAATCATGTCGCCATGCACGGACAGCGCGTACCGGCCGCAGCCGTTTATAAGCTGGAAGGCGCGGACGGCAACATTTATTACCCGCTATATCCGAGAGATACCACGGAGCTCCCGCCAGGCGAGCGGGTTAATTGTCATTGCTTATCGCAGCCGATTGTATCGGAGGAAGTGCTTGGCTTATCGATAGAGGAACGGCGACGACTGCAAGCCGAAGCGATAGAAGCCGACGACGGCGAATGGGAAAAAGAGCTCGACGCGCAAAATAAAGCGAAAGCCGGCATTGACTAACGCCGGCTTACTCTTTCGTATTTGTCATATTGTCGAGGGCGTAAGTGATACATTGATTTATTATTTTGTTGAACGAGACGCCGGATTCCTCGCTGAGTAGCATGAGCCGGTCGAATAATTCGGTCTTGAGCCGGATTGTACGGCTGATGGATTGGATTTTACCGTCCGTTTTGTCTATCTCGAATCTTTCCATTATTTCATCACTCCTTTGCACTCCCTATTGTACTCTTTTACTAATAGTGCTAAAATGTACAGAGTTGAGCTTATTTTATCGGCTCAAATATGTGTACAAAGAGGAGTGAGAGGGTTCGACTAAAAACGACGCCACTTGGCTATTGGCCTGGTCGAGCGCAAAATTTTACTAATTTTGAGAATAGACAGGCCATATAATGAAACGGTAAACTTATAAAAAGGAGTTGATTTTATGAGCAAAATGCTTACTGCATTATCCCTAATACTCATTTTGTGTCTCGGGGGCTGTGCCTCCCCAACCCCCGAAACCTCGCCCGAGCCGGACGGCATACCAAAAGAAACGCTGGACGCTATCGCGGACTACATAGCCGACAATACGGAGGGCCGTATTGATAAGGATAAGGTCTATGTGTCCGAGAATGACGGTAAAGTCGATATAAGCGTTAGCCGTGGTATGGGCCAGGTCGAGGACACCTTCGGACTTGCTTGCGAAATTGTCGTCGAGGCTATGAATGCTGCGCTTACGGAGCACGGCGTCGAGCTAAACAAGCTCACCGTTACGGCCGTTAGCAGCGCAAACAAGGACAATAAAGTTATTTGGACTACCTCGGATGGGGTAAGCGGTAACCTCGTTGATACGAGAGAGGATGGAATACCCGGCGGCCGTTATGACGTGGCCGATATAGCCGGGGCGTTTTCTAACTAAGCGCACCTCGCGCGTAATATTCGTAAAGCCTTCTGCCCAATAGGGCGGAGGGCTTTTTGTATGCGCGCTTAAGTAAAGCGGGAGGGGGTGAAAGTATTGGTTGATTGCAAAAAGTGTGTGCATGGCACTTGCGAAGCCTATACGCCGAAACATGGCCCGAAGTCTTAAAGGAGGTGGTCCCGCATATCTCGCAGGGCGCGGCGTTATGCGCTCGACTTTGAAAGGAGGTGAAAGGAATGCCAACAGTTAAGAAGGCAATCGAAATCAGCGACGCAAAGATTCAATTCATCTCGCTCGTAGATAAGGCCGCCAATAAACGGCAATTCTTGATTACGAAGGCGGAGGACGGAGCCGCGCAATTTTCCACGTTCGGCAAAATCCTTAAGGTGGACGCCGACACGCACTATATCACTGGCGTGGTTTATGAGCCAATGGTCGCAGACGCGCACGACAACTTTATGACCGAGGACGAAATCAGGAAGGCGGCGCATTGGTTCGCGAAAAACGGCGATAAGGTAGACTTGCAACACAGCTTTGAAGCTGTAGACGGGGTGACGGTGGTTGAAAACTATATCGCGCCTTGCGATATGCAGGTCGGCGATACGCTCGTTGCAAAGGGGACTTGGGTTATTACCGCCGAAGTGACTAACGCCGACGTATGGTCCGCGGTTCAAAAAGGCGAGATAACCGGCTTCTCGATGGGCGGCCTCGGCAAATACAGCGAGGAGGACGTCCCGCTTGAGGACGTCGAAAAAGCGGCCGCAGATACAACCGAAAAGAAGGGGCTGCTTAAAAAGCTGGCCGGCTTATTCGGCTTTGACCTGGTAGAAAAGGGCGCTATGGCGGACGCGTATCATTCGCGCGTCAAGAGCTCGAACTTCTGGGAAGCTTTTTATGCGCTCCAGGATATTCTCTACCGGTACAACTGGACTACCGACCGGTATGAGTTCCAGAGTGACGAGGCCGTTACACGGGAGGCTTTAGCGGATTTTACCGCTATCGTTACCGACTTGCTGGCCGACCAGAATATTACTAAGGCACTTGCGGCCGCCTCGCCCATCAACAAGGCCGGCAAGAAAATCTCAAGCGCCAACAAGGATAAGCTTGACGCGGCGTATCAGGCTTTGACCGAGCTCCGCGAAACTCTCGCGGACGAAGAAGGAACCGAATCTATTGAAAAGGAGGAAATTGACTTGACTAAGCAGGAAGTACAGACTCTCGTTGAGGAGAGCGTTACCAAGGCGCTCGCCCCGTTCGCTAAGGCTCTTGAAGCTGCGGGGGCGGGCACGGAGCCGGAGGGTACGCCTCCCGCGCAGACCGAAGCCCCGCTCGCTGCTCCGCAGGAGCCCGCGGCCGAGACGGTTACAAAAGAGGACGTTGCGACAATGGTTGAGGAAGGCGTTACCAAGGCGCTTGCCTCGGTGCTTAAGGCACGCGGTATCGCAAGCAACCTGAACGGCGAAAAACCCGTTGAGAAATCCGGCGAGCATTTCTTGTCCGGGATTCTCTAATACCAACTACCACTTAAAATAAGGAGGAATTACAGCTATGCCTAATAACAACGAGCTTATCAGGAAAGCGGCGCTCACTACGGGGGGCGTAACTTCCGGGCTTCTTAACCCGGAGCAGTCCGCTAAGTTCCTGAAAATGACCTTTGAGGCGACGCCTCTCGGCGCCCTGGTGCGCAAGGAAACGCGCAGGGCCAAATCCGGCGAAATCGATAAAATCGGTATCGCGTCCCGTATTCTGCGGAAGAAAACCGAAAATAACGACGACGGCTACCGCGCGAAGCCTAACTTCGGGGCAGTCGAGTACGCTACAACCGCCGTCCGTCTGCCTTGGGAAATCACCGAGGAAACACTCCGCGAGAATATCGAAGGGGAAGGCCTTGAGGCCACTATCACGGACCTTATGACTAAGCAGCTCGGTATCGACCGTGAAGACCTTTGTATTAACGGCGATACAGCGACGCCCGCTGGCGACGACGACTACGATTTTCTCTATGTCAACGATGGCTGGGTAAAGCAGCTTCTGAACGGCGGCCATGTTGAGGACCGCACGGCTAAGAGCGGCGGCGCAATGAGCATTGACCTTTTCTACGACGCGCTGCGCCAAATGCCGAACAAGTACAACAACGGTACGCTCCGCTGGCTCATGTCGCCGCACAGGCAGCAGGAATGGGAGAGGTATATTCTCGATAAGGCCATTACTGTAGGCGGTATTATCAGCGACAAGCGCGTTGAAAATCCCGTTTCCATTCCGGCCATTCCCGTTCCGGCGCTCCCCGACGACAAAATCATTCTCACCAACCCGCAAAACCTTATCGTCGTAAGCACGTACGACGTGAAAATCCGCAAGACCGTCGAGGGTAAAGAGGCCATCATGCAGGATAAGCGCTTCTACGTGGTTCACTTCGACTTTGACCCCATTGTTGAGGAGCTTGACGCAACCGTTATCGTTACCGGCCTTAAAGGCTTTTAATAGGAGGGCTGAAAATGTATCATTTGAGACTATGTAAAGGGCTCTCCTACTCCGGTATCGTTTCCGCGAGTAAGCGCGAGCCCGACGTATTTGTCGAGGACAAGTCCACGGCTGACCAGGCGCTCGCTACGGGCTTTTTTACTCTTATCGAGGGTAGTGATAAGGCCCCCGCCCCTAAAACTCAAACGGGGACGATTACGGCTCTCGATACCGCGACTACCGCGCAGCTTAAGGAGTACGCGGCCGCGAACGGTATCGACATTAAGGGCCTCACCCGTAAGGACGATATTCTCGCCCGTATCAGGGAAGCCGAGGCTGCTAAGGTGGGCGCCGGAACGGGTGAAGGCGGCAGCAATGCGCCGGACGGTTCCGGGGATGAGGATGACGCCGCGAATCAGTTTACGGGCGGTAGCGAGGACGACGACGGCGGCGACGACGGCAGCGAGGACGATAACGAGGGCGGCGGCGCTTCCGAATAAAGGAGGCGATTTTTTATGGCTACGCGTCCCTGGGTAACACCCGCAGAGGTAAAAGACTATACGGACCGGCAGAAGGTTAAGGACCGCGCCGACGCTAAGGTCAAGGTCGATATTACCCGAGCGGAGCAGTATATTATCGACTACACAAATAACCGCTTTGACGACGGCGAAAAGTACCCCGCCATGCCGGAACCGGTAAAAACGGCCGCGATTCTCGTTGCCGAAGTTTACGGCAATAGCGCGGCGGAAGGTAAAGGCGAGTACAAAAGCGAGACGTTCGACGACTACTCCTACACGGTCGCCGATACGGCCACGAAGCTTGAAAACCTTGACCTCGGGCCGCTACTTGACGAGTTTATAACCGAAGCGCCGAGAAACGCAATAACAATGAAAATGCGAAGGCTGTAAAGGAGGGCGGGTTATGTCGTTTAACACTCTTTTAGACCACAAGTGCGACATATACCATATGCAGAAAACGGATAAGTCGCCGGGCTACAATCTGCCCTCCTCGCCGTCGTTTTCATACCCGAGCGAGCCGGACCTTACCGCAGTTCCGTGCCATTTCAGCACGAAAAGCGGCGTTACTATTGTTCAGGCTGAACCCCAAGCAAAATATGAAGCTCAGATAAAGCTTGTGCTCCCTATCGGTACCGACGTACGCCTCAACGATAAAATCGTGGATTGCGATACGGGCTATGAGTATACCGCTGAAATACCGCGCAAGGTGCGCGACCACCATACCAGCGTACTCTTGCACCGGTCGAGCCAGCAGGAGGCGCTATAATGTCCGGCCGGCCTATCGACCTTGATTTTAGCGAGTTTCGGGCCTTTTTCGAGAGGCTCCGGCAAGCGGCGGGCGGCGACTTCAAAAAGGAGCTCGCCCTTTTTCTTGAGGGCTTGGGTTTTGAGTTCCTGCGGATTGTGGAAGATGAAATAGTCAGGCGCGAGGTTATGGACACGCGCTTGCTGCTTACCAGTTTTCACAAAGGCCAGGCGGACAATGTTTGGGAGCTTGACGAAAACGGCTTGACGCTCGAGGTCGGCAGTAATGTAAAGTACGCGGCGTACGTGAACGACGGGCACTGGACGAATAAAAAAGGCCAGGATTCGCGGTTTGTTCCCGGACGCTGGGAGGGCGACCGGTTTATCTACGAGCCGGGCGCAAAGACGGGCATGGTGCTCAAGCAAAAATGGGTTGAAGGCTCTCACTACTGGGAAAGTGCGATTCGGATTTTCGAGAGAATGTTCCCGGATTTGCTTGACGCTAAAATGCAAGATTGGATTGACAGATATTTCAGTGATTTTATGTGAGGTGGTGTTATGCAGCTTGAGCAGGAAATAGCGAGCCTTATTAGGTACTCGCTTGAAAAGTCGGGAAATCCTGCGCCTTATTACGACGAGGTTCCCAGGGACTTCTTTGTTCCGGCCGCGTATTTCCCGCAGCCCGAGATTACGTCTCGTGGGGACACCCTGTTGACGTACGCGCTTGAGTATATCTGGTTTATTAAGTTTTTTCACAAGAGCACGCCCGACGCTTACGCGCTCGGGCTATCCGTATTAGCGGCGCTGCAAGAGAATAAAAATGTTGTCCCGCTAATCAACAGCGACGGCGAATATACAGGCCGGGGGTTCAGACTAAAAGACCCGTCGCTAAAGAGAATCGACGGCGCGACGGGCGCGGCTCAGCTTACGTTATCGTGGGACAGCCCGCGGCCTTACAATGACGCGTCGTCCCAAAAAATGATGGTTTACGACCTTAATATGTATAGCCGGGCCGCTTACGAGGCGGCTACCCGGCAGATTGGAGGTTAGCAATGGCTAAAGAAAAGACGGCCGCGACGGCGCAGGAAGTAGCGGAAGTAACGACACCTGAGACGGACGTACCGGCAGCGCAGCCTGAGACTGTGAAAGCTGCGCCTCCGAAGTTTGCGGTTGAGCGGTTGCGTAAAGACAGCCTGGCGCTTTTCGGCGTCACGTTTAGTACGTTCGACGGTGCGACGCGCGGACTCACGGGCAAATACACCGTTGAGGAAATGCGCGGCATTATTGACAAATGGCAAAATACGCGGGTTGTTCCCGCGACTAAAAAGGAGGGTAACTAACTATGGCGGGAGGCACTTTCGACAAACTCGCCGGTAAGACTCGTCCGGGTACTTATATCAATTTTGAAAGCACCCGGCAGGACACAATCGGCATTGGTGAGAGAGGAACCGTTTTGCTTCCTCTTATCGACCATAAGTACGGCCCCGACAAGGAGTTTATTTCAATCACCAGCGGAGCCCCTGACGAGCACATGGCAAAGCTTGGGTATAGCGTTTACGATAGCAATTCGAGCTCTCTGCTTATCCGTGAGGCGCTCAAAAACGCTATTGAGGTTATCGTGTATATCCCCAAGCAGGGCGCTCGTGCGAGCGGTACGGCGGGAGCCTTGACCGGGCGCGCGAAATACGGCGGCTCAAGGGGCAACGACCTGCGGTTTACCGTGATTGATAACCCCGTGGGTGGGTTCGACGTGACAATTTACCTTGACGCTGATATTTTGGTCGAGTTTGAGGGCGTCAACGAGGTCGAGGACCTCACAAAAGAAGGTAACGACTGGATTGACTTTTTCGGCAGCGGTGCGCTGACGGCGGTCGCCAGCGTTAAGCTGACCGGAGGCACGGACGGCGCGGCATCCAATGCGGATATTACCGCGTTTCTTGACGCGGCTGAGGGCCAGGTCTGGAATACGCTCGCGTTTCCGCTCATGCCGACCGGCGAGGAAGGGGACAACGTTCCGGCGCTTCTTGAAGCGGTTAAGACAAAAATTAAGTATCTCCGCGAGCAGGTCGGTAAGTACCGCAAGGCTGCGGTCGCTAATTTCTACTCCGATTACGAAGGGATTATTAACGTGACAAACTCGGTAATTCTTTCAGACGGAACGGAGCTCACCACGGCGCAGGCGACCGCGTGGGTTGCGGGCGTTGACGCCGGCGCGCGAAATACGAAAAGCAACACCTACGAGAAGTATAACGGCGCGGTCGGTATCGTGGGCCAGAAGAATCATGCCGAATCGGTCGCGGCAATCAACAAGGGCGAGTTTTTCTTCTCGTTCTCAGAGGCGGGCGACGTCGTGGTCGAATACGACATTAACAGCCTCGTCACATTCAATAAGCCGAAGGATAAAACCTACCGCAAGAATCGTGTCCTCCGTGTGTTCGATACTTTCGGGGAAAGCATGATGCTTAACTTCCCGCCCAATAAGTATGACAACAGCCCGACGGGCTGGGACGTCATGGAGGGTATCGGCCGCGCGCTGCTTAAGCAGTTTGAGGAGGCCGGCGCTCTTAAAAACGTGGACTATGATAACGATTTTCTCGTTGACCGCAGCGCGAGCACAGGCGACGAGACTTATTTTAACGTAGGACTCGAACCCGTGGACAGCGCCGAAAAATTGTTCTTCACGACTAAAACGAGGTAAAGGAGGTAAACGAGCATGTATCAGGAATACAACAAAAGCCCTATCAGCTTGCGCGAGGGTAAAGTCTTTATCGACGGCGTGGAAGTCATGGACAGCGTTAAGTGCGAGATTAAGTTCACGCCCGAGGTATGGTCCGGCCGTCAGCTTGGCGAGCAGACCAAATCTAACCGCTGGCTCGGGTACGCTATCACCGGCAACATTACCCGCAGGCGCTCGACGCCTTGGCTTAAAGAAGCGATTAAGAAATATATCGCGACCGGGAGGACGCCCGAGCTCAAGGTCCAGGGCATTATGAGCGACAAAAACAGCGACTACTACGCAGACTACGGCAGCGATATTGTTACAGCGATTGGCTGCGTCCTTACGGGCGATTTGCCTCTTATCGCGCTTGACAGCGGCGGTGAAATCGTGGACGACAATATCGCGTTCAGCGCAAAAGATATTGTGTAATTAACGGCCCCTCCGTTCGGCGCAGAGGGGCCGACAATTTTTGAAAAGGAGTTTTTCGTTATGAATGCAAATAAAAAGGACCTTCGGGCTTTTATGCGCGAGTCGGCAAAAACCGAGGAAATCGTTACGGCGCCCGGCCCGGGCACCATTCTGGGCGAGGACGGCAAGCCTATCACGCTTGAGATTAAAGTCTTGAGCAATGCCACCATTCAGAAAATCAACGACGCTTACAAAAAGCGTGCTATCGCGGTCGATAAAAGGGGTAACCCGTATATCGCCAACGGTGAGGTTGCGTTCAGGACCGAGCGGGACCACGTTCGCGCGTCGCAGCACATTATCGCCGAGGCGCTGGTCTACCCGGACCTCAAGGACCCGGAACTTATGGAGTTTTTCGGTTGTAACGACATAACCGAAATGCCGCTTAAGGTTTTCCCGCGCGCCGACGAGTACGCACACGTTAGCCGCGTCGTTATGGCTGCGCTCGGCCTTGCAAGCGAGCCCGCGCAGGAAGAAAAAGAGCAATCTCTTGACGAGATAAAAAACTAATCGCCGAACGGGGTACGGAAGCGTACTGGGCGCACGTTTTATGGCAAAAGCATAATTTGCGCATTGAGGATTTTCTTGATATGCCCTGGCGTAAAAAGCTTGTCTATATCGGCTCGGAAATCTACGAAAACGAGCACCCCGTTCGGCGAGACAGTTTGTATTTGAAAGTGAAAGGAGGCGGTTGATATGGCGGTAATGTCGGCGGTATTCAAAGGCGTTGACGAATTAAGCAGTATATTTGAGCGCATGGCAGGCTCAGGCGAGCGCGCCGTCGCCCAATGGGAGAGCGCGGGCGACGTTGCGAGTACAGCCTTTACCCAGGCGAGCGGCAGCGCGGAGACCACCGCTAAGTCCATGCAGGAAGCCGCCTCCTCCACTGGCCATTGGACCGCTGCGCTCGGCAGCTACGATAAGAGTGCAATGGAGGCGGTCTATACCACCGAGGAGCTTGTCCAGGCGGGTTATAAAACGCAGGCGGCGCTTGACGCCGAAGCGGAAACAGCCCGGCTATGCTCTCAAGCCGCGGATAGTCTTACGAAATCGACCGAAGCGGCCGCTAATATTCAAGAGGAAATGACGAAGGTTAGCGAGGAAGCCACGCGCATTATGGAAAAAGTAGCGGAAAGCGATAAGGTGTCCGCCGAAACAAAAGAGGAGCTTACTCGCGCGTCTGATAATCTGGCGCAAGCTTCCGCTGAATTGACCCGAGCCCAGGAAGAAGCGGCGCGCGCGGCGGAGGAATTATCGCGCGTGACTAATACGGCGGGCGCGAGCCAAGAGGAAATGGAATCGGCCGCCGAACGAGCCGCGCACGCGGCCGAGGCGCTGGCGGAGGCGAATCAGAACGCCTCACGCGCTACGGGTGAAGTGTCGGAAGCTTCTTCTAAAGCCTCGAAAGAATACGAGGGTATGGGTGACTCCGGTAAGGAAGCCATAGAAGCTATCGAACAAGCGCTTGTCGCAGCAGGTCTCACGAAGCTGCTAAGCGAGATAACCGGCGCCGTCATTGACTTAACGAACGCCTTTTCGGAGGCTGAGAGCACTATCGTTAAGGCCACGGGCGCCACCGGCGCGCAGCTTGACAGTCTCAACGCTTCCATGATGAAAGTGTACGCGACTGTGGACGACGCTGACATGACGAACACCGCCGCGGCTATAGGTGAAATAAATACCCGGCTCGGCTTGCAGGGTGCGGAGCTTGAGAACGTCGCAAGCCTGTTTATGCAGTACGCAGACAATACGAATACCGCCGTTGTTCCGGCCGTCCAGAGCGTGACTAAGGTTATGAAAAACTGGGGCGTCGAGATTGACGGGACGGAGGGCTTACTCGATAAGCTCACCTATGCGGCGCAGGCGTCCGGCGCGTCTGTTAGCAGCTTAAGCGATATGGTTGTCTCTAACAAGGCGACACTACAGCAATTAGGTTATGGGCTTGACGATAGTATCGCCTTGCTCTCCATGTTTGAATACGAGGGCCTTAATGCGTCCTCTATTATGATGGGCTTTCGTACGGCCGTCAAAACATTTTCGGACGAGGGTAAAGACGCCTCGGTGGCTATGCAGGAAATTATCGGACAAATCGGCAGCATGGCAAGCGAGAGTGACGCGACGGCGCTTGCGATTGAGACGTTCGGGAGTCGGGCCGGCGGTGAGCTTGCCTACGCTATCAGAAACAGCAAGTTTGAGATTGACGACTGGATTGCCGCAATCGAAAAATCCGAAGGAACGCTTGCGAAAACCGATGACGCGGCAGATACCCTCGCGGACAAGTGGACTATGGCGTCTAATAGCATGAGCACAGCCTTTACAAACGTTATTGAACCGACGACAAGCAAAGTATCGGAAACATTTGCGGGGCTTGTGGGCGGAATTGGGGACTTTTTGACTCGGCACCCCGTTCTTACTGCGGCCATTACGGGAATCGTTACCGCCCTGGGACTTGCGGCCGCTGCGGTTGCGGCGGTTAGCGCGGCCTTAGCGCTTAAGGCTGCGATTTTGCCGGTTGTTACAATGTTAACTTCGACGTTTGGTATAACACTATCCGCTGCGATATGGCCTATAACGCTTATCGTTGCGGGAATTGCAGCGCTTGTGGCGGGTATTATGCTGCTTGTTAACTGGCTCGGCAACTCAGACGATGAGTTTAAGGGACTCACAGCGACCTCTAAGCAGCACTACGAGCAGTTAGAGGAGCTGAATGCTGAATACGAGCGGACTGTCGAGCTCGAAGGTGAAAACTCGGAAGCCGCGCAGAAGCTCGCCGCTGATATAGCGGGGCTGGAAGCCGTTTACGAGGCTACAAAAATGACGCTTGAGGAGTTCGTCGCGCAGAATGACGCGCTTATCGAGAGTCACGAACAGCTTATGGAAAGCTACCGGTCCAGCATGGAAGAAATAGACAAAGAGGAAAAAAGCTCTACCGCGCTTATCGCGAAACTCTCGGAGCTCTCCTCTAAAACGTCCCTCACGGCCGCCGAGCAAACGCAAATGTCGGCTATTGTCGATAAGCTTAACGAGCAAATGCCGGACCTCGCGCTCTCGTATGATAAGGCCACGGGCGCGCTGAATCGTTCTGTTGAAGCCGTTAAAGCTTTAGCTGTGGCCGAAGCTGCAGAGCAGCGGCAAGCTGCGCAGCATAAGGCTTATGTTGACGCTCTGGCAGAGGAGGCGGACTTAAGGGAACAGCTTGCTAAGGCGACGGAGGAAGTTGCGGCAGCACAGGCGCGCGCTGACGAAGTTGGCGGCATGGGCTGGTTCGGCAAGTCTAAGCAGGCGAAAAACGACCTCGCAGACTTTACAGCCGAGCAGGAGCGCTTACAGGCCGCTCTTGACGAAAACCTCGCGCTGCAAGCGGAAACGGAACAGGCTTTTGCGGATTACGCGGCCGCTGCTGCGGAAGCCGCTAACGCAACCGTGAGCTATGAGGACGCCGTAAACAGCGCCATTCAATCAGTCTCGGACGACATGAACGAACTCATTGAGAGCTACGATAAGGCATACGAATCGGCGCGCAGCAGCATTGATAGCACAATCGGCTTGTTCGACACGATGGCGACCGAGTGCGAGCTGTCTATAAACGATATGCTCACGGCTATGCAAAGTCAGGTAGCGTACCTTGAGACCTACACGGAAAATCTGCGGAAAGCGGCCGAGTACGGGCTTGACGACGGGCTTATTGCGTCCCTAAGCGACGGCAGCGAGGAAAGCGCCGGATATATTAACGCGATTATCGGTGAAATGGAGCGGCTTGGCGGGACGACGGAGGAAGCGCAAGCTTTCGCCGAACAGTTTAATTCAGCCTTCCAGGAAACCGAAACCGCAAAAGACGAGTTTGCCGCTACCGTTGCCGAGATGGAGACCAACTTTAGTACGAAGATGGCCGAAATCGAGGGCCGCTTAGACGAAGCAATCGGCAACATGAATATGGAAGCTGACGCGGCGGCTGCGGCGAAAGATACAATTAACGCCTATATAAGAGAAATCGAAGCCGGAGTAGCACGAACTCAAACAGCAGCGGCCTCTGTCGCTAACGCCGCGGCGAGCGCGCTCAGCGGTCGGGGCATTTCCACCGTTGGAATACCTGGGTTCGCAACCGGCACCACAAACGCCCCGGACATGTATATCGCGGGTGAGAACGGACCGGAGCTTATTATCGGCGCGGGTGGTAGTACGGTTTTCCCGACTGAGGAGACCAATAAAATCCTTTCCGCGGCTGGTAACGTGCCCGTCGATACTGACGTACCCGCGGGCTTTGAACTCCTGGGCGACGAGGAGGGCGCGATTAAGTCTACCAGTGAAAAGAAAATCACGCTCGACATTAACGGCACCGGAGAAATCGACGTAACCGGCGTGGACGAGGAAACTGTTTGGGATATTGTCGCGCCTAAGTTAAAATCCGCGTTCATGGGAATTATCAAGCAAGAAATCTTTGAGGAGGGGGACCTTGCGCATGTCTTCTAAATATCAAATGTGGCTCACGCATAACGGCGAGAGTGAAAAGCTGCGTTTTCCGGTCCTCCCGGAAACTATTACCGTTAAAAGCGGAAGCCTAAATAAAAGCGTTAGTATAGCGGGGCTGGGCGAGATTGTTATTAAACAGGACCGCCCGGCTCTCGTTATCGAGTTTAGCTGCTTCTTTCCGGCGACGCCATTCCCGGGCGTTCAGTTTGATAACTTAACCGCGCCGGAAACAATTACGGACAAAATCACAGGCTGGAAAAACAGCGACAAGCCCGCGCACTTTCTTGTCACCGGGACAGGACTCAATATGTATTGCACGATTGAGGACTTCCCTTGCACAGAACAGGGCGGCGACGTCGGGACTATTTACTACTCGCTCACGTTGAAGGAATATAGAGAAGTTTCGGCCCGGCAGGTCAAAGTTGAAGTTGCAACTAAAAAGGCCACCCTGCCGGCCGAAACGCCTACCCGGACCGATAACCGCGTCGAGGAAAAAACGTATACGGTAGCTAAAGGTGATTGCCTTTGGAATATCGCTGCGAAACACCTTGGCTCGGGCAGTCGGCACACTGAAATCGCGGCCTTGAACGCGGATATTATCAAGAGTCCTAATTTGATATATCCCGGCCAAGTCCTAAAACTGCCGGCATGAGCAATATTAAGCTTCTTGTCGTCAAAGACGGCAATACATTCGATATGAGCGAGTTAGTATCAAGCGTTAAGTGGTCGAGCCGGAGAGGCGCGGCCGCTCGCGTTCTTTCGGTGACCTTTATCGATGACGACGGTTACGGCCATGACCGAACGGGAATCGACGTTGAAGCAGGCCACCAATGCGTATTTTACTGGAAGGGCAAAGAGCTTTTCCGCGGATTGTTTATGCGGCAAGACCAATCACGTAAGAAAACTATGACGGTTGTCGCATACGACAATGGAATATACCTTGCCAATAACAAAGACACCTTTGTTTATTCGGATAAGACGGCCTCGTTTATATTCAAGGATTGTTGCGACCGTTTCGGCATACCGTATGGCGCCGTAGCGGACACGGCCTACACGATACCGGAATTGTCGAAGCCAAAGACGACGCCCTGGGACGCGACAACCGACGCGCTTAGTATCACATATAAGGCGACCGGCGTACGGTATTACCCGCTATGCGTCGGTGAGGAAATGCGCCTCCTGGAGCGCCGGCAGAATATCTTGCAATGGGTTATTGAGACCGGCGTTAACCTTGAGGACTATAAGCTCACAAAAAGTATAGAGTCTGTAAAGACGAGAATTAAGCTCCTCTCGAAAGAGGGCGAGGTTCTCGCGGAAGCCTCGGACGCCGGCCTTGAAAAGAAGGTCGGCGTTTTTCAGGACGTCGTACAAATCAACGACGAAATGACGACGGCGCAGCTTACCGAGCTCGTTAAGACTACGCTTGAGGAAAACAACAAGCCGACACGGTCGCTTACCGTGTCCGCGCTCGGACTCCCGGACGTTATAACCGGCATAGGCGTTTTCATTATCATTAAGGAGCTCGGTATCTCTAAGACCTACTACGTGGAGGAGGACAGTCATACTTTCGACGGCAATTATCACAGCATGACTCTTAGCCTCGTCCTCGCGTCCGATGTCGATACCCCTAAGCCGGCAGAAAAGACGGAGGAACCCGCTCCCGAGATTAAGGTCGGCGACGCGGTGCAATTCGCGGGCGGTTACCATTACGTAAGCTCGTCGGCCTCGTCGCCTACGGGCGGCGTGCGTACGGCCGGCGCTGCAAAGTGTACGGTTATCGCTAAAGGCGCGCCTCACCCGTACCACCTTATCGGTAATGGCTCGAATGTGTATGGCTGGGTAGACGCCGACAAAGTATCTAAGTAAAGGAGGCGGTCGGCGTGGATATGCCGGAAATGCAAGACCCCACGAGCTTAAAAGAGCTCTTACAAGGAATAGCCCCGGAGGCTATGACGATTATCCAAGGTAAAGTTATATCGAGCAGCCCGCTTGAGATTCAAGCACTCAATGACGACAAGCATATCATTAACAAAAATCTCATTTGCTTGCCGCGCCATTTGTCCACCTATAAAACGACGGTCGATATTGCGCTCGGTTCCGGTACTATTAACAGCGTAACGCGGAGCGGTCAAGGTACGCATCCGCACGGCTCAAGCGGCGAACACGGCGGCCATGTTAGCGGTGATGGCTCACACAGCCACCCGGACAGCGAAGGCTCGCACGTTCATAACGTCGCGACGTTCAATATAGCCGGGGCGTCCATGACCGTTTACAACGGGCTCAAGGTCGGCGATATAGTTTATATTTTGAGCTTTAATCACGGCAAAAAGTATTACATCTTAGACAGGGAGGCGTAGCATGGGCGTATTTATACCAATCCCCATTGGGGAAGTTGAGCAAGAGCGCGAGCAGCCCTCGCTTACTTACCGCCTTGACCTGGACCGCGGACGAATAATTGGACGTATCGACGGCCTTGACGCGGTCGAGCAGGCAATCCATAAGGCGCTGATTACCCCACGCTTCCGCTGCTTGATTTATAACAATCAATACGGCAGCGAGATTAAGCAAACCGTTATCGCGGGGGACGTTTCGCCTGAGTATATTGAGACGGAAATGCCCCGCCTCATTAAGGACGCGGTTCTTATAGACAGTCGTGTACTTGACGTATACGACTTTTCTTTTTCATTCGATAGCGAACAGGCGTTTATCTGCTTTACCGCAAAGACCGTATTCGGCGAGACTGTTATCGAGGAGGTGATTTAATTGTTTGAAGATAGAACGTACGAGAAGATACTCGAAGAAGCCCTCGCGACCGCGCCGTCGGGCGTAGACACCCGGCAAGGCAGTATCTTTTATGACGCCGTGTCGGGTGTTTGTTTTCAGGTCGCAAAGTATTACGCGGACCTTGCGACGGCTTTTGAGCTTGTATTCCTCACGACGGGCGTTGACGCATATCTCGATATGAAGGGCTCGGAATACGGCGTTTACCGGCACCCCGCGACCTCGGCGCGCTACCGTTATGAATACGAAGGCTCGCGGCCTTCGACCGGAGAGCGCTTCTTTAGCGACGGAAAGTATTACAAGCTTATCCGTGAGGACGGCTCGCTTTACCTTGAGGCGGAGAGTACCGGCGAATCAACGAGCGAGGTACTGCCCGGCTCCCCCGCCGTCCCTGTCAACAATATAGGCGGCCTTACCGCGTCTGCGTTCGGTGAGCTCGTCGAGCCTGGCGCTGATATTGAGGACGACGAGGACTTCCGGCAGCGTATTCGCGAAAAGATAGCGGGGCCGGCCGAGAACGGAAACCGGCAACACTATAAAACCTGGTGCGAGGAAGTCGCAGGAGTGGGCCGGGCGCGCATTATACCTCTCTGGGACGGGGACAACACCGTGAAGGGCGTTATTATCGGGACCGACGGCACGCCGGCTGCCTCGGGCGTCGTTGAGCGGGTGCAGGACTACGTTGACCCTGGCTGCACCGGCTTAGGAAACGGAGTAGCTAATATCGGCTCATATTTTACGGCTATTGCCGCCGAGGCCCTGCCGATTACCGTTACCTTTAACGCGGTACTCGCGTCTGGCGCCACAGAGGAAAGCGCTACCGAGGAAGCGACCGAAGCGATACGGGCTCACTTGAAGGAGCTTGCGCTCGACACGCCGGAAACTGAAAAAATGGTAGTCCGTATTTCTACCGTGGGCGCGCTGCTTTACGCTTTGCCTTCTTTAATCGATTACACCGGGCTTACGTTCAACGGTGAGGCGGCTAATATCGAGGTGGATAATACGCGCGTTGCCGTATTGGAGGAGGTGTCGGCCAGTGCGTTTGTACGATAGCGTTACCGCGAGTAACTACGAAACGCTTAAAACCCTCTACCCCGTATGGTACCGGGACGTGCTGGAAATGGACGCGATATGGCAGGCTCTTGGGCCGCACTTGGACGGTATGCAAGAAGGCTTAACGCAAGCCGTCGATAACGGCTTTATCTGGACCGCCGACGAGCCTACCATTACCGAGCTTGAGAAGTTTTTATATATTCCGGTCGTTCGTTCCAAAGCAATGATAGAGCGTAAAACCTTGGTCGCCTCGTTCTCTATCGGCAACGGGCATATCGGCGAGCAGGAAATTAAGGCCGTTATAAGCGTTTTCACAGACGGCGAAATTGAGCTTGCGCTCGTGGGCAGTACGATTGAGGTATCGGTCACCCGGGAAATCTCTGACCGGTTTAACCTCGCGGACTGCCTCTATATCCTTTTGAAAAAGATACCGGCTCACTTGCAGCTTACGCTCAAGGACACGTTGCTCCCGATTCTGTTTAAGAACAAAAACGCTTTAGTGTTTCACGCACTCGGCGCGCACGGACGCTTTTTCAATCGCGGGCAAATGGAGCCGGTCCTATTAGGGGGAAAACGTACGCTTGACGGTTCGTGGACGTTGGACCAGGTTTTTAGCGGGATTGCCTTTCAGTCATTTAAGGCTAAGCTATCCGTAAATACCCCGGAGCGTGTTATATCGTCCCGTATCACGTTTTCCCCTTGGCCTATAATAAATGCCTACCGCAATCGGTTAGAAGCGGTACGGCTTGCCTGGGACGTCCAGAACAAGCAGACGACCGAATATGTTTCGTCCCACTTTGGTTTACATGGTGCGCGGCAAAGTTATTCTCTTAGCGGCAGCGTGGTAATAAACCGTATGTACGAGCTAAACGGAGCCGTTTGTCTGAACGGTTCGCGAAAGCTAAATGCAGAAATTATAAAGGAGGAAGTCTGACATGGCAGAAACAAGCGTAATTACTAAAACGCGAAGGGTGGCGCTTTGTAAGCTCACCAGCGGCGCTATCGGCGCTATACCCGCCGTAACGCAAATTGCGTTCGGCGACGGCGGCGTAGATACAAACGGCAACCCTATTACCCCTGTCGAAACGCAGACGGCGCTTAAGCGTGAAATCGCTCGCTATCCTATTGACGGCGTAACGTACCCGGTCGACACCACGGCCCGATACACCGTAACGATTCCAAAAGAAGACCTTGCAGGTGAAAAAATCAGCGAGGCCGCGCTCGTCGATTCGAGCGGCGCGCTCGTGGCGATTAAGACTATGTACGTTAAGCAGAAGGACGAAGGCGTAAGCTTTAGCTTCACGTTCGACGATGAATTTTAAGGAGGACCGCGATTATGGCAGACCCCATTTATGAACTTAAACCCAATCCCACGTATGACGCGGAGATTCGGGCCTTGCAGGATTCCGACCCCGCGCACGCCTCGACCGTATTCAACCCGCTTTTTGAGAAAATCGTCAATAACATTCATGCGGTAAAGCTCGCAGGCGACGAGCTCGCGGAGTCGGTCGAGATGCTTGAGGAATCCGTCGGCGAGCAAAATGACGCCTCAAATATCGTTCTGGCAAGCGGGAAAACTGTTGAGACCGCTATTACGGACCTTGAAAAAGATAAAGCCGGCCTCGCGTCGCCGACGTTTACCGGCGCGGTGAAAGCTCCGACGCCGGCGACCGCCTCGGATGATACGACTGTTGCGACGACCGCCTTTGTTAAAGCGCAGAACTACGCGAGCCTGGACTCGCCTACGTTGACCGGCACGCCTAAAGCGCCAACTCCTGCCACCGCAGATAGCAGCACGCAAATTGCGACAACCGCGTTTGTTAAAGGTCAGAGTTATGCCGCGCTGGCTTCACCTACCTTAACAGGTACACCGAAGGCGCCTACTCCTGCTACGGCTGATAGCAGCACACAAATTGCGACAACCGCTTTTGTGAAGAATCAGAGCTACGCCCCGCTCGCGTCCCCGACTTTAACAGGAACGCCGAAAGCCCCAACGCCTACTACGGGCGACGATAGTACGCAAATTGCTACCACGGCTTTTGTTAAGACGGCTATTGGCGACGTCGCCAACGGGCTTTTTCAGCTTAGCCTGACCTTTGATTCGGCGCTCGCGAGCCTGGGTTTTACTGTTACGGGCGGCGGGTTTACCCACTCGGGCACGGTCCCGAGCGGACTTAGCGTAACCGTAGCGGTTCCGTACCCGAATACGACGTATACCATTACTTGTAGCGGAAATTCAAAAACCGTAGCGACTACAGAATATTTTGGTGTGTATTCGGTAACGGTAGAGGCCATTTCAACGGTATTCGCCAATAATACCTGGGCGCAAATCGCGTCGGCCGCGGCCGCGGGAAATGCGGCGACTTATTGGAAAGTCGGCGATACAAAAGATATTACGCTTACCACCGGCGAGACTCTTACGCTTATGATTTACGGGTTTAATCACGATGACTTGACGGCTGGCGGTAAGGCAAGTATAACGTTCGGCCTTAAAAACCTGATGGCGACCACGCGCCAGATGGAGGCGACAAATACAAACGCCAACGGCTATACCGGAAGTGCAATGTATACCTGGCTAACCGGCGAGCTTTATAACTCGCTTCCCGCAGACTTGCAGAGTCTTATTAAAGCCGTTAACAAAAAGACCTCGGGGGGCAATCAGAGCACGACAATCAACACGAATAGCATGAAGGTTTTCTTGTTTTCTGAGATTGAGTGCTTTGGAACTGTGACATACTCGGTTGCTGGCGAGGGCTCGCAATACCCGGTATTTACGGACGCAGCAAGTCGGATTAAATATTTGACGAATGGTGCCGGGTCCGCGAACGCTTGGTGGGAGCGTTCTCCGAGGAGCACCGGCTCGACCAGCTTCTGTTATGTCAACAGCGGCGGCAGCGCCAGCAACTACAACGCCTCCAACTACTACGGCGTTTGCTTCGGCTTCTGTATTTAATCCAGTCTCTAAGAAATCCCCGGCCCCTTGTGGGCCGGGGCTAAGGAGTTTTGCCTATGTCCGTATACAAGTCCAAACGCGGCGAAAGCGCGGCGCAGTTTGTAGAGACTGCCCGAAAGCTCGAGGTCCATACCCTCACTCAATGCCTCAAAATCCCCAAGCGCTATACCTTCTTTCTATCGACGGAAATAATGCGTCTGGCGAGCGACGTCTATAATCATGTGAAATCGGCAAACAGCATTTTTCCCGCCAATCAGCATGAGGTACAAATGCGCCGCGACCATTTTACAGAGGCAAATAATTCGCTGCAATGTCTTGCTGGAAAGCTTGGCCTTCTCGCAGACGCGCTTAAGCGTAACCCTGAAAACTTTAAGGGGCTTGACAGCGCGCTCGAAACCTGGGGCGACCTTATTACGCAGGAAGCCAAGCTAATATCCGGCATTAAAAAATCGGACCGCGTCCGGTATAAGAACATACCGGACTAAAATATAGACCTTGGGTCAAGCCCTGTTTTGTTGCTATCGTCCGCGAACAATTGGTGGGAGCGTTCTCCGAGGAGCACCAACTCGACCAACTTCTGTAATGTCAACAGCAACGGCAACGCCAACAACAACAACGCCTCCAACAACTACGGCGTTTGCTTCGGATTCCGTGTTAAACGGTGGTTAGACGGAGTAGCCCGATACCGGGTGAAACCTGTACCGATACGGAAGGAGGGCTTGCTACCCTGGCCGGCGGTCGGCCTAAAACACTTCCTTGATGCAGCCGCTCGGACGCTGCTTGCATGGCTCGGGAACGTACGGCTACCGGGTTACATGGGCGGCGCTGCTACGCAGTTATTGAAACCGTACTAAAAATACCACTGTACAAGGGGGACCAATTTTATGACAAGCGAGGACCGGCGCGAAGCCCGTTATCAGCGGCGCGTCTCACAGCGAGAGACCAGACGCGAGGCGCGCAGCCGCGCTTGCGGAGACTTCGAGCAAGTATTCTCTTACGACAACCTTTATAAGTCCGGGCATTTGTGCTCCCGAAACGTTGGCTGGAAATGCTCAACGCAGCAATATCGGCTTAACCTTGTAACAAACACCGCAGAGACTCGTCGGCAGCTTCTCGCCGGTACGTACAAGAGCAAGGGCTTCCACGAGTTTCAGCTTTACGACCGCGGGAAGTTTCGGCGCATTCGTAGCATTCATATCAGCGAGCGCGTCGTACAGCGTACCCTCTGCGATAAAGTCCTGATTCCGCTTTTCCAGCCGGCTTTTATTTATGATAGCGGCGCGACTATGAAAGATAAAGGAATCGACTTTGCTATGGACCGCCTTAATTGCCACATTCAACGCCACTGGCGTAGACACGGCATGACGGGCGGTATTTTAGTGTTCGATTTTTCGGACTTCTTCGGCTCCGCGCAGCATTGGCCGGTACAACGGGAAATGGAGCGTCGGCTACATGACCCGCGTCTTCGAGAGCTCGCTAATACGTTTCTCGAAAACTTCGGTCCGGTCGGGTACGGCCTCGGGAGTCAAATCTCTCAATCCTGCGCGCTAATGTACGCCAACCGGATAGACCATGTTATCAAGGAGGAATTACAGATAAAAGGTTACGGCCGGTATATGGACGACGGCTATTTAATCCATGAAGATATGAAATACCTCGAATATTGCTTAGAGCGAATTGACAAGGTGTGTAAAAGTCTCGGGATAACCCTCAACCGCAAAAAGACGCGCCTTGTCCCGTTTCAAAACGGTATAACCTTCCTGAAAACTAAGTTTGTCGTGACGGACACCGGGAAGGTGATACGTAAAATGAGCCGGACATCAATACGCGCTATGCGGCGCAAGCTTTTTAAGTTTAAGAAGTGGGTAGATGTCGGCAAGTTTACCATGCTGGACGTTCGCACAGCTTACGAAAGCTGGCGCGGGCACATGCGGCGGGGCGATTCGTTTAAGGCGATAGCCCGCTCAGACGAATACTTTCATCACATTTTCGGGTTCCACCCGAACAATAAAGCCGAATGGCAGAAAAGGAGTGTATTACCATGTACCTGATTCTTAATCCCGCAAAACGCATTATGGACATAACCGCGCGCGCGCAGTATGTCCGGCGCCAAGATAACGGCGTCGTTATTAACTGCGCCGAGGAGGAAGCTGACGCGATTTATTCGACTAACTCCGACCGCTTTTATCCGCTTGAGCCAACCGGCTATATAGGCGACGGCCATACCTTAGCCGAGGTTAGCGAGGTTCCGGCAGAAGTCGAAGCCGGCTATTACTTTTTTCACGCCGGAGAGTTTTACTCGACAGAGGATAACCTCGCGCGTCTCGCGCAGGCAAAAGCCGAGGCGGATATTGTTCCGGTCGCAAATATCGTTTTTGTCACCTTAGCAGAAGCCGGCCAGCTTGACGACGTTACGGCCACCGAACACTTAAGCCAATTCTCTGAATGGGAATACCCCGTCGCCTATACGGTCGGGCAGATTCGGCGCTACGATACTAAGCTTTACCGCTGCGCGCAGGCGCATACCTCTCAAGAGAGCTGGGCGCCCTCGCTTACTCCCGCGCTATGGACGGCTATCGGCGACCCTGCTGAGGAATGGCCTGACTGGTCGCAACCTATCGGCGCACATGACGCTTACGCCACGGGCGATAAGGTGTCATATAGCGGCAAGCACTGGGTATCTACCTGCGACGGCAACGTCTGGTCGCCCGGTACGTATGGCTGGACTGAGGCGTAATAGCCTTTTAATTTTATGCAGAAATGAGGTGAGGTGTTTTGAATGAAGTTGCGGTATTGTCAACAGTGCTGGGTGTACTTGGGACCGTTTGTGCTATTGTTTTCGGCTACCATTCCTTTTCACGTAATCGTAAAAAAGATGAAGCTGACGAAGGTAAGGAAAACGGCACGCTATTGACGGAAATCGGGTATATCAAAAGCGGCGTTGACGATATAAAGCGAAAGCAGGAGAAGCAGGACGAACAGCATATCGAAATGGTTACAAGGCTTACGGCCGTTGAGGCGTCCGCGAAGCAAGCCCATAAGCGACTGGACCGTCTGGAAAACAGAGGTGGCAATGATGGCTAAAGATAAAGCCCTAAAGCCAAAGATGGAGTTTTCAAAGAAAATATTTGTTGGCGTGACTATCGGTGTTGTGCTGGTAGTCATTTTTACTTGCGTCATGGTATGGCGCACGAACGACCTCTCTCCGCTTGTGTACCTTATTCCTGGCGGGTTCGCCGAGCTCGCGACCGCTACGGGCTTTTATTACAGCAAAGCGAAGGCGGAGAACAAAATTAAGCTTATGAAGGACCACGACGTCAAGCCGGAGAGCCACCATTTTGAATCATAAGGAGGATATTATCATGAACGAAAAAGACTCTAAAGACCTGCTGGGAATCAAGCTCAGCGAGGGCGAGAAAATCACAGTCGAGACTCTGGAAGAGCTCTCGAACGGGAAAGGAGACGATGAAAATGAGTAACAGCCCATTGGTAGTTCATACCAACCTATCGCCGAATTGCACCAAGCCCCGCAATCACGCCATAGACACAATTACCATTCATTGTGTCGTAGGGCAATGCACCGCGGAAACGCTCGGTAACATTTTTGCGCCGACAAGTCGGCAGGCAAGCAGCAATTACGGCGTGGACAAAGACGGACGCGTCGGCCTTTACGTTGACGAAGCCAACCGCTCCTGGTGCACCTCGTCCGCGTCAAACGACCACCGCGCAATCACTATCGAGGTGGCGAGCGATACGACTGCTCCCTACACGGTAAACGCCAAAGCGTACGCAGGTCTGCTTGACCTCGTGACCGATATTTGCCGGCGCAACGGCATTAAGAGACTGCTATGGCAGGGTGATAAAAGCCTTATCGGGCAGGTGGCAAAACAGAACATGACCGTTCACCGCTGGTTCGCTAATAAGTCCTGCCCCGGCGACTACCTTTACAATCTCCACGGAAAAATCGCGGAAGAGGTTAATACCCGTCTCGGCGTAGCGCAATCTACCACGCCGGCAGCGACGACAACGGCCTCCGGCATTCCGTACCGTGTACGCGTAACGGCGAGCACCCTTAATATCCGAAAAGGCCCCGGCACCAATTACGGCGCCAACGGCAGCATTAAGGATAAGGGCGTTTATACTATCGTCGAGGAGTCTACGGGTACGGGCGCGATTATGTGGGGTAAGCTCAAGAGCGGCGCCGGTTGGATAAGCCTGGACTACACCACAAAACTTTAATATGAGGAGATTGAAGCCATGAAAGAGCTTTTACTGACGGCCCTTGAGGCTATTATCGTAGCAGCCATACCCGTACTTACGACTTTTATCGTAAAGTATTTGCAGGCGAAATCGGCGCAAGCCGGCGCGCAGACTGAGAGCGAGACCGCGCAAAAATATCTCGCTGAGATAACGAGCGCAATTACTACGGCGGTTACGGCCACAAGTCAAACGTACGTTGACAGCTTGAAAGCGACGGGAGCGTTTACAAAAGAGGCACAGTTGGAAGCACTGAGTAAATCAAAGGCGACCGCCTTATCCCTGCTTAGCCAGTCGGCCATCGATTTTATAACGGAAGCCTACGGCGACATTACGGCCTACCTTGAGGCTAAAATTGAGGAGACGGTACGCAATACCAAAATCGCCGTTGCTGCTGAGGCGACGGCTTTTCTCGAGGTTGGCGGAACAGATACTACGGTCGTCGCTGCGGCCACAGCGGCCAGCGTAGCGGCGACCATCGCAAATACCGCCGTTGAGCAGCTTAGAACAGAGGTTAGCAGCCAAGGCACCGACTTGGGTACGGGTACAACTGAATAAATAACGATACGATAAAAGCGCCTCGCCTGGGATTCTGTCTCGGGCGAGGCGCTTTTTTATTTGTTTTTTGGGCGTAGCTTTTCTGGCTTTTTAGTAGAAATGCGCGCAACTTATACAGCTTAACGCGCTACTCCCTGTGCGATACTGCCAAAAGGTTATTACCAATAATAGTAAAAGTCCGAACGCGGCGTCAGCATACGAATCCTACTAAATACGCTAAAATTATGAGCATAAGAGGACTTGTCCTCTACTATTAAATCTGAAAGGACGTGGACCACTATGAAATTAGAAGCCCTTAAGCAATTTATTCAAAAGCGAGGAGACACGCAGACCGAGCTCGCGCAGGCGCTGAGGCTGAACAGGACTACTCTTAACCGCAAATTAAACGAGCGCGACGGTGCGGCGCTTACCTTTCCCGAAATGCAGGCTATCGCTACATATTATAATATACCGCTGGCCGAATGCGAGGCGTTATTCTTTGGAGAGCATTGACACACTCGGCGCGCGTATGCCGACGAAGCGCATGGATTCTTACTAAAATTAGTGAGAAAATCCGAGCGCTTTGTCGGCATACGTTTTTTACTAAACACGCTAAAATTATTATTGTAAGGCGGCGCACGCCTTATGAATTAAGAAAGCCCCCGCGGATTGCACCCGCGAGAGCTTAGAAAGGAGGCGGTAACCTTGGAAGGTTACTACACCCCGTACGGTTATATGGGGCTCGTCGATAGTCGGTATATCCTGTTTGCCACAGAAGCCGAATACTACGAGTACCTAAGAGACTAACCGTACACCCGAGAGGCGGGGCGGCCGTAAGGCCGTCCTGTCAAACGGGGCTGCCCTTTCATTATAACGCACGGTTTGAAAAAAGTAAATAACGAAAGGAATCTTTATTATGAAACTCATGACAAAAGAAATCGAGAAAAAACTCGCGGCGCACCCCATCCACTCGACCGAGGGGCAAGGCGAGAACGCAGAAGTCGTTGTAAAGTATTTCAATCCTACGGGCGCCGGGACTTGGCTTATCACCGAGGGCGAGAAACAGGCGGACGGCGACTGGCTCTTTTATGGGCTCTGCTATATCCACGAGTGGGAGTGGGGCTACGTCCTCTTATCACAGCTTGAGGAAATCTGGCTCCCTGGCGGTCTGAAAATCGAGCGAGACCTCTACTCAAGCGGAACGGTCGCCGAGCTTAGGGATTAGCCTCCGGCGTGCAGTTGCCGACGAAGCGCCCAGTAATATTAGTAAAACTCTGTGCGCTTCGTCGGCATACGTGTCTTACTAAACACGCTAAAATAATAAATGTAAGGCGCACCTGAAATGCTGAAAAATAAGGAGGCTACCTCAATGAAAAAAGTTACTTTCTACGCGGTTGAGCTCGATATAAGCGGCGCAGGTTATGAGACAAAATTGTTCGCTGACAAAGAAATGGCGATTAACGCAATGACCTTCGCGGTATGGAATCTTGACAAACGGGTTTACCTCGCGAGCCTGTATAAATGTAAAGGCGTCGATTATAACGCGACCGGCGAACGTATCGCCGTATGGCGCCGGTACGGACGCTTCAACGACAAAATCGTTGAGAATTACGAAGGCAAAAAAGTTGTTGAAGATGAAAGCCACGCCGGCCTGCAATGGCACGACAAAATTGCGTTTGAGACCACCGCGAGAGTATGGGCTCAAAATTAAAGCCGAAACGCTTGCCCCCTGCAATAGCGGGGAAAGCGGCAAGCGTCCGACCGGGATTGACCGCCCGGCGCTGATGATGGCAGGTCAAACGAGAGGAGGGCTTCAAAATGAAAAAATCCAAAGGGACACCTTGCGCTATCTGCGGTAAAACGAAATACGGCAAGAGCTTGAAGCTTATTGATAAATACCGCTTTAAGGATGGGCGTGAGATATTCAGCTTTGACACACCGTACGGCAGTCATTATGCGTGCAAAGATTGTTTAGCAAAGTTCGAGGTCGTACTTTATAATAACGAGCGCGCTTGGATGGCTGTTGAAAAGTAAATACCGGCAGAAGCGCCCAGTAATATTAGTAAAAGCTCGGCTGTTTTGTCGGCATACGAACCTTACTAAACACGCTAAAATTATAATTGTTAAGGGCAACCGCCCAACATAAAAATTAAGGAGGCTACTACAATGACAAACAATCTTTACATCTCTCAGAGAACTAATGAGCGCGCCGAGCTTATCGAGCGCAAGGCGAACACGGTTGTCCTGAAAATGGTCGAGACCAGCGAAATCAAAGAAATCGGCTCCGCTACTCTCAAGCGCTGGTGGAAGCTGGCCCCTGCGGTCGCTCAGGACACACTTACCGAGGTTGAGCTCGGCCCCGAGAGCAATAACGCGCCCGGCCCAAAATACGAGGCGCAACCCATTCCCCCGAAAGCCGTTGAGCCTGAGAGCGCTCCCACGGAAGCCCAGGACGTCCACAGCGAGCCTGAACCCGCTAACGAGGCGGATAATAAGCCTGAAACTGAAAAGTCCTCCACGGAGCCCGTAGCGCTCTCCGATGTCGCCCGCAAGCTCGAGGAGCTTTTCGATACGCTCAATGAAATCTACTACGAGGGCAAACTCCCGCGCCCGATTATCACGATTCAGTCAACGCCTAAGTTTTTCGGGCATTGCAGCACTAAGCAGGTCTGGAAGTCCGAGGACGAGGCCATGTATGAAATCAATATCGGCGCCGAGTTCCTGAACCGACCGAAAGAGCAGACCGCCGCGACCTTGCAGCATGAAATGGTCCACCTGTATTGTCGCGTGAACGACATTGACGAGACCTGCCAGAAGGGCCGCTACCATAATAAGACCTTCAAGCTGGAAGCCGAGACGCGCGGCCTGATTATCGGGTACAACAGGACAATCGGCTATTCGCCCACCGAGCCGAGCCCCGAGTTTATCCAGAAGCTCCAAGAAGCCGGTTTTGACATAAGCGTTCCCTTCTGCCGCGAGACGATTCTCGCCAAAAAGACCGGTGACCGCGAGAAGCCCCACAAGTACGTATGCCCTGTTTGCGGGCAGACCGTCCGCAGCACGGGCGACCTGCAAATCGTCTGCGGTATCTGCGACGAGCCCATGACGAAAGAATCCTAAAGTCAAATATATAGAGCTCCGAGCCCGGTTAGCTGCCGGGCTCGGCGGCTGGAAAGGAGTAATACCATGCTTTATAAAGACTTAGACCTGAAAAAGATTCGAGAAGATAACGACCTTGACTTTGCGCATTATACTTTTGGGCGGGGGCAATGTTCTTGCTGCTACGGACCTTATGACATGCCCGCTCGATATTGGCGTAATGGAGTCAAGCCGTCTGAATACCTCGAAGGTACTGAGACGTACAACGATAAAGGCGAAGTTAATGGCGGAAAGCCGCGTGAGATAACGTATATTCTTTTCAAAAATGCTTGTAATGGAAGCGGCACCGTCCGAGCGGCGGACGAAATCGAGGACTATACTTGTATTTGCTATAAGGTAAAAAGCGCGGAACAATTATTTGCTATATGCGCCGATTTACAGGCACAGCTTGGAGAGTCCTATGCTGTTAAGGTCCCCAATGATTTTAGTACCTGTATCATTATTTATACAAAAGACAGCTACCGCTTGAAGGAGGAGGAGGGCTCGCGTGGAACAAATTGAAATTACTACCATACAACAGGCGAAAAAGTATCTTTCCCCGCTTGCTATTCTCCAAGTAATCTTAGCTCTTCGGCAAGGTCATACTGTTACGGTTGTAGACAAGTTTCGAGAGCGGGAGTTTATTTTTCAACCGGAACAGGAGGGCGCCCTATGAAACTTTGGATGGTACGGCTTTGGTTATGCCGGCATTTCACCCCACACTATTTAGTAATCGGCCATTACACTAAAATAGCGATAGGCTGTACCTGCGGCAAAAGCGGAAAGGCCGACGTGCTGGCTGAGGAACCGCTTGCTACGTTTAAGCGGGTACGATTAGGGGCTTGCCCCATATGCAATGAAAAGGAGGACTGATTTTATGAAATGCCCACATTGCGGCGAGACAATGAATTGTTACCGTGAAGTAAAGCAGGCAATGGCAAATGAAGGTTTTGACAAAACCTATTTGCAAGAACAAATAATAGAAGCAATCAGCTCCGCGGTCAAGTCCTGTTTTAGTGAAAATATCGAAAAGTACACCGAGGCGGCTATCCGCGCAAAGTGTAATGACTATCGTAATGACCGCTTGATTGCAGACGAAATCCAGAAGGCCGTCGGCAAAGTGCTTTTGGGCCGTGTTCAGGTACGACTGCTTGGCGAAAAGGAGGACTGACGACTATGGGACTAAGGAAGTTACGGGAGGACGCGGGGCTCTCGCTTCACGGACTCGCCGCACTTAGCGGCGTTAACTATATGAAGATTCACCAAATAGAAACCGGCAAAATCAAGCCGGAAAATATCACGCTTCGGAATGCTCAAAAGCTGGCTACTGCGCTCGGCTGCGAGCCTAAAGACCTCATGCACGATAAAGAGGAGGAAAAGTAGCTGCTAAGGAGGTAGCACTCCATAAAATGAAGTGCTGCTTCTGCTACAAGTGCTACCGAGCCAAAGTAGCACTTGTAGCACTTCAAGATTAAGTGCTGCTCGAAGTGCTACTCAAAAAATCCAGCTAAAATAAGGCTTTTTCTCACTTTGTAGCACTTGTAGCACTTATCCCTTATAGAGTATCTAAAATTGAGAAATTAGAGGAATACAAGGCCGTTAATGACTCTCTAAACCTCTCTAAACGCATTTTATGTTATAGGGGGCTAAAATCTGCTACAAGTGCTACTTGGCTGGTGACACCGGCAGAAGCGCTCAGTAATATTAGTAAAAGTCTGTGCGGTTTTGGGGGCTCGCGAATCTTACTAAACACGCTAAAATTATAATTGTAAGAAGCGAATAACAAAGGAGGTTACCCCCATGACAAGGTATGAGATTCACGAGGCCAACATGCCGCGCTTAGAGAAAAAGCTTGCCACCATTCAGAAAAAGTGCGCTCGCTATGATTGCCCCTTCGAGTATCAGCAGATAGGCGAAACTTTTAGGACCGTAGAAAACGAGATTATCCGCTTTGTGGTGATTGAGGTGTCCGGGACCGCTCGCGTCGGCGACTGGCAGTTTATCGGCACTATCGAGCACAGCGAGCCAATGAACCGTATCGGCCAGTATGCGCAAGACGTTGAAATCCCGAGAGAGTATTTCACCGCCCGTCCCGTTTGCGACCACTGCCAAACAAAACGCGCCAGGCGCGATACATACATAATCCAGAACGTCGAAACGGGTGAGTTTAAGCAAGTCGGGCGCGCGTGCATGAAGGACTACACAAAAGGGCTTTCGGCCGAGGCCGCAGCTTCCTGGGTGTCTTTGTTTGAGTCCTTGATTGAAGGCGAGACACCCGACGCCTCAAGCTATACGCGCTACCTCGATACAGCCGAAGTCCTGGCGACAGCAATCTCGGTCGTCGATACGTTCGGGTATGTCAAGGCTAAAAACGAGTATGACGAGTATAACCCTGATAGCACAAAAAACAATGTCGTTAAGTATCTGGCACATGACAAGTATTTTCTGGAGCGCGCCGCCGAAAATGGTATGACCGCTCCCGAGCTTAACGAGGACCGCGCGAAAGAGCTTATTGCCTGGGTGCTTGAGCAAGAGGAAGATTACGGTTACATGACTAACCTTATGGCTCTCCTGCGACGCGAATACTGCGAGTACAAGCATATTGGTTTAATTGTTTCGGCCGTCGCCTCGTATCGTAGGGCGATTGAAAAACGGGAGCGCCAAGAACTGGCACGGGTTGAGCGCGCCGAGTCTACGTCCGAACATAGCGGCGAAGTCGGCCAGCGAATCAGTTTTGAGGTCAAAAGTATTACCTGCCTGACGTCCTTCGATACCATGTATGGCACCTCGTACCTCTACAAGATTACCGACGCCCAGGATAATATTTATATCTGGAAAACATCCAGAAGCCAGGGCGACGTCGAGGGCCAGATTCTCACCGGGACGGTTAAGGACCATGGCGAGTATAACGGCGAAAAGCAGACAGAGCTCACCCGTTGCAAGGTTAAGACCGCAGCATAA